ATGTATTCAATCAACATTAAAGGGAAAGTGACCCCGAAAGACAAAAAACTGGTGAAATTGGAAATGATTTTCTTCCAAACTGGGTACAACAGAGTTTCTAAAGTCCTAAATATTACTGGCCCTATCAAAGACTGGGATAATGCATCTCAATCATTTATTTCCAAATCAAGTGATGCTATCAAAAAAAATAAGATGCTGCTCGACCTAAAATTGAAGTATCAGAAGATAGCTGAGGAATGGGAAGAGGAAGGGCGCAAGTGGTGTCCTGCTGAATTGGCACTCAGTCTTGATAAGAAGAAAGAGAAAGAAGCCAAAGAGGAAGACCGCTCTATGTCCGTTTCTCAGATGATTGATTATTTGATTAAAAAGTTCTCTGAGAAGGAAAAGGAGAAAAACGGCAAGATTGTGAAAAGCTTGGCGAGTGTCAAGGACTATAAAATTATGAAGAAGGCTTTGGAAGAGTTCACACAGAAGAAATACAGTAAACCATTATCTGTATTTTATTTCAGTGACATAACTAAACAGTTCCTTTTGGACTTCGTTCTCTACACACAGAAAAAAGGGGTTGCTAATGGAAATAAAGCCGGCTTGAACCAAAAGCTACGCAAATTGAGAGCCATAGTCAATTATGCCAAAGGACTTAAGATGCATGGCGCAGACCCGGAAGTCTTCGGTTGTGTAGAGGATAAGATGAAATGGCATAAATTCGAGCCGAAAACAGTTTCCAAAAGAGTAATACAGTTGATTGAGAATGTGGATAGAAGCCTGTTTTCACTTAAAGAACAGTTTTGTTTGGATTTATTTCTCTTCAGTTATTACACAGGAGGTATGGCCAATGTCGATGTCTGTCATTTGACGCACGATATGATTCAAGGCAATCAAGTTATCTATGAGCGAATGAAATTCCCGAAAATCGGAAAACCTTTGTTGATAGAGAAATCGAAACGGATTATTGAGAAGTATAAAGGCCAGTGTATTGACAACTATGTGTTTCCTGTATTCACGAGAAAGCACACTACGGATGAGAAAATGCGTAATAGAGTCATTCAAATTTCGGATAAAGTCAGCAAGACGCTGAATAAAGTTTGCGAGATTTTGGGTATAAAGGAGAATATAACCTGGTATTCTGCACGCGGTACATTTATTTCCCGTATGGTGGATGCGGGCTGTTCTCCGGCAGTTGCGGCAGAACAGGCAGGAAACAGCGTTACGGTAATCTTTAAGCATTACTACAAGCATACCGAAGGCGAAACCTTATTGACGAAAATGAATTCTGTATTCTAAAACAAAGACCAATAATCTAGAACGGGCATCAAGAGAGTATTTAACTTTCTATTGATGCCCGTCTTTATTAATAAGGTAGCTTTATTTTCTCCGAATGTTAAAGATTCTTTTTTCTGCTATATATGAAAGATTTTCCGTTTCTCTTCATTGAGTGTAAATTACGTGCTATCTTGCTGTGTGACTTCACTTTTCAAGCCGTCAAAATGCTTGTTTTTTTTGGCATATCTTCTTATAATTGCACCTAAAAACAGATTGAGATAATGGAAGAAGGAAATATTTTTAACGAAGTAGATATGCTGGATATACTGGTTGACGGGAACGTGGACGTGCTTGATGCGTTTATCCGGCAATATGGTATCAACTTTATCAATGAGGACAACCGAGGAATTCTGGCTATCTGTATTTTAGGAGGGCGGACAGATTTGGCTCTGCATCTGATAAATGAAACAGAGATAGATATTAACCAAGCAGACCGTAACGGATACACTCCCCTACATTTTGCTGTCCAGGAGAATAATTACAGTGTGGTTGAAGCATTGATAGGCAAGAAAGCGATGATAGACCCTATTGATAAATATGGGAATACGCCATTGTATAAGTGTGTGACAGAAAGAGTTAATATCAATATCACAACTGTGCTGTTAGAACATGGAGCAAATGTTGCTATAAAAAACGGATTTGGTTATAGCCCGATGGCTGTGATACAAAAATCATTGCCGGAACTGCAAGTTTGGCTGAAAAATGAAGGATAATGCTATTGAATACAAAATAAATCTCTACTTTTGCATATATAATTGATAAAAAAGGAAATATAGAAACAGACAGTAATAAGAGAAAATAAGGGAATTAAGTATTTAATATGCGTTTAGCTATATTCTAACGATCCAAAACGGCCAATTTTAGATACGTCAAATAGAGTATAAGTTAGACGTTCACGTTTTGCGTGGACGTAACTTATCATTGACGTGGGGCTGGCCGTTCCCGGATTGTATAGGTTAATGTTCCACGCATTTCATTTAAAACCGTTTGCAGGAACAGCAAGCATAAAATTTGAAAAATGAAAAAAAACAAGGAAGTTATATCAATTCCTACTGCTACACAGGAGCAGATCAAAGAAGCAAATGAAATAGTCAATGCAATGGCCGAAGCTGGTATGATAGTAACCGAAACGGATACTAAAGGAGAAAAATTGCTTGAAGTAACTCTTGCCGGTGGAATACAGGTGATTTGTGAATTGGATGATAATAATAAAGTAAAAAAGAACAGGGGTGCCAAAATGTAGGCCAACACCCCTACTTTGTACTAATTAAGTTAACCACGGATTTTTGTACGGGTCGTAACTCGTTTGGAAAGTGGATAGTTGCCAATCCATCACCGGCTTTTTATCGTCAGATAACTTTCTCGGTATTTGTGGATTCAGTTTCAGTTTTGCAGCATCTGACAACCACTTCATCGAGTTTTCATAATCCTTGATGCGTACTATCGAAACATTATTCGGCGCTATCAACTTTGTAAGTTCGTACATAGCCAGCCTGACCATGTGCTTTTTTAAGTTGAAATTACGAGGGTCATTCGGGGAAAGGTTTTTACCTATCTCCGGTATATCCGCATTGGGGTCTAATTCCGGGTAGAACACCTTGTTATCCATGACTACATATTCGTGTCCATTCAATTCATATTCGTTGTATTCAGGGTCGTAATCAGCGATAGCACCCCAATTGGCTGATTCTAATGGAGTTTGATTATTGTCAAAGCCTTCCAGAGATATCAGCGTATAAAATCCATTCTCGAAAAGTACTATATCCCACAAGTGATATTCTACGGGTTGCCATTCTTCGTAAAATGCCTCCAACCAGCCTGTCACCATTGGAATGCGTATATCCCTAAACTTATAACCGTTTTCATGCAGACATGTGTAGGCGATTTCGTTATAGGTTACAATATCTCCTTTGTAATAGGTTTCAAACTGGGAATAAGGCTTGAATTGCTCTGTTTCCTGCCCGATGCATTCTTCCCAGTATTCAAAGGAGGCAGGAGCCTTATATCCACTAATGGCACGGATTACTTCATATATCCGTCCTTCGTGATATATATGCACACCTACCGGATAAGTGATCTTTCGATCATAGTCGGCAATGTACTTCCCTTTGTACAGTTCCTGTTCAACCTCGTAGTTTTCACTCAGGTACTCTATAAGGCTCATTTCTGCGCTTTCTTCCGCCTGAATGAACCTGTCATCATTCCCTCTTGTCATTTGGGACAGCGCATCGGCTGTTACGACACCCAAATAGTCATCGTTGTTTAAAAAGCGTCTATACATAGTTTCTAATAATTAAATCCTTCGTTTATTACTGCGGTGGATAATATACTCACATTCGCGTCGCCCGATTTAAACTTGTACCAGGCATCGCGGAGGTAGTAACAGAGCAGATAGTCCAGGCAGTCGGATAAATGCCCGTAGCGCTCGTATTTGACCCCTGTACGAGGGTCTGTAACCTTTGCCTTGCTCTTGGTTCCGTCCTCGTTGCGCAACTGGTAAATCAAATCTTCGGTCAATCGTCGGCAACGGAGGTCAATCATTATTTCCCAGCCGCAATAACCGGAGAAAACTTCGTTGATAAAATCGCATCGGGTAGATTGAGGAGGTTGTTTCTTCAATAATTTGATTTTAGGCCGCAATACCCCCTTTCCGAAAGTATCAACGATGATCGTGTAGTTATTCACACCATCCTCGTTCGTGGTTGAACGCTGGAGCCCAGCCGGGTCACCGGTTACATCAATTCCGCCAATATGTTTGTCCCGATAAAGTTTGGTTCTCATTTTCCGAGCTAAAGCAGGCGTATTGTTTTCCTTTTCTTCCGGTTTTCCCAAGATTTCCTCCAGGATGTACACTTTCTTGTTTTCGTAGTCAATCTGAGCAGTGATGGTGGACATTTGAGGGGCTACGTTAAAGTCCCATGATGTGATGAGAGGTCTTGTAGGGTCATAGACACTTTCTTTCAGATTGGCTACCAGATGTTTTGCTCCATCGAATTTATTGTAAACTGCCATTGAGTTGGCTTCCACAAAATCCCAGTTGCCATACAATAACCTTTCTTTTGTTGCTTGGTCTCTGATTTTGTTAAGGGCAGCTTCGTAAGTTTGGCGAAATGCAATGTTAGGGTTATCAAATACAGAAAAAGGAATATAGGCTTCGCCTTCTCTGGGTGTGACCTTATCGCCGTTCTCATCTTGTACAAAGCGACTACGTACCCAGTTTGTTGTTGGATTGGTAGTCATCAGCATACGAGAAGTCTTAAAAGTTTCATGGGTTCTCCAACGCAAACGGGAAAAGAGGACTTCGATTGCCTTCTCACTAATCTCACTGACTTCATCGACCATAGCTATAGTGTATTCGGATGAACCGAAACGCTCAAAGTTCGGGTCGCTGGGAATATCTGCCATTTCCTTCATTATGATAACCGAGTCATTCCAAAAAGTCAATGTCCCTTCTATGTTGTTGATTTTGAAGTTGACGTCTTCTTTGAGTCCCCAGTCTTTCAGCACACTTTTGATTGTGTTCCAGGTACTTTCTTTCAGAGACTTCAATGTCTTTCGGGCTACAACTGCACGAATGTTTTCAAATCGAATGCAACTACTTATCAGCCAGACGCTTCCCAAGTAACTTTTTCCACCACCAGCCGCTCCTCCACCTAAAATCAATTGTGCAAGGTTTTGATTATGACAGTGTGTACATTCCGGTCTATATTGTGGATTATGGTTTATGTCATAGCCAACCAGAACTTGTTCTATATCACCTCCACAAACCGGACAATAGTTCGGTTGCAGAAGTTTCCATAATTCATATTGCCGAGGTGATGGTTTAAAATCAATCAGGATGTTTTTAGGAGCTTTTAGCTTGTTCCCTGCCATTATCTGATGATTTCGATTGTGATGTCCTTCTCTTTGCTTAGAATGGCGTTCAGAACGTCTGAAGTGGCTCGTGACTCCAGTACTTTGCCTTTTACTGTGTTTTTACCAACAATGACGCACCCGGCAGAAGCCGTTTGATCGTTACCTGAATGGATAAGGATGCCGATAAAATGCGGAACGTCATGCAGGTAAGGTAATACTCGTTTGAATTTGGGGCTGTATTTCATAGTCACCTTGTATGTGCCAAACGGAATAGCGGTTTCTGCATAGACTTTGCCGAAACATTTACAGGAAATACCTTTAGGAGTATTAGGACAAATAGATGACAGTTCTCTTACTGTGTCTTCGATGGTATTGCAGAAGAACTTGCCGTTAATGAATAAATCTCCGATGGTATAGGTATCGCCGAGAAATTTACGTTTTAGAGTGAGTTTCATTATGGGGTAGTTTAGGTTATAATACATTAAAGAGTAGATAGAATGCCTTAAATATGGTTATTGTCGATAGGAAATTGCAGGTATGTAATATGGTTGATATCCTGGATTTCACTATATTTACAAAAACAAAAAACAAAGACGATATGATGACACTGACAGGACTTATCCCTCTATACCAGTCCATAAAACAGAATAATCTGACTTATGCATTATTTGACTTTAGGAAAAATGGAATAACTTTTCATGTTATGTTTGATATAGAATCCAAACCATATTACAAGTTGATAATAATTGCACAAGGCAGCAAGTTTGAACTACAGGTGGAAGTGAAACCCGGTTTCATTGTAAATCCATATATTGATGCCAAGAAGTATAAGCAATTGACCCAGTTGCTTAATCTAAAATATGACCCGAACAACAAGTTTTCACCAATAGGCTTTTATGAGGAATTTAATAGTAAGATTCCTCAATCTTATACAAAACCCGACAAGGCGGTACTTTTGGAGTTTGCGGTAAATAAATATCATATTGAGAAAAAGGAGAAAGTCTATTTCAGGGGATTTATTAATTGGAAGAAAAGAGAAAGAAGCGAGAGGAATACCGAAAAGACAAGACTTCTGTTACCTTTGATAAGCGAATGTATAAAAGAGAAAATACACATATCTGTTGCTTATACGGATATCCCCAATAATATAGAGTATGCAAGTTTAGATGATCCTGCATACCAGTTGGAAGAAAATTTCGTAGAATGACACAAAATTAAACAGAATATCTTATCTATCTCAATGTGGGAAGAGTTAACAATGCCGTTTCATTTAAACTTGATTTATTATACGAGTTAAAAACATTCCGGTTCATATAGCGGTTCAACCAAAATATGATGATGTATCGCAAAACCTATACCAAAGCCATAAGATGGATAAAGGCAGGAACAAAAAAATAATTTCAAATGATTTATACTTAATAAAGCATAGAATATTCATTATTTTTTTGCATTTTTGCATCTATTCGAAAATAAATTGTATCAACTATGATTGTAAGAAGAGCTATTTTGAAAGTGAATAATTCCGAGTATGATATACTCAGATTTAATCATAAGTTCCAGAGAGATATAGATGCTAAAGGGCGTCCATGTAGTAACTATTATGGTGGGGAGATGTCGGTTATGCTTGAGTCAACAGACAGTAGCCAATTATTTCAGCAGATGATACGCAAAGATATGCCTACAGTCGATGGCTCTATCGAGGTGCTATCGGGCAGTGATGAGGTTTGTGTCAAGCGTATTGATTTCAAGGAAGCCTATATCTACTCTTATGGGGAGCAGATGCAAGGCTCAAGTCCGCTACCTATGACTACAACTATTATGATCAGCCCAATGAGATTGGATTTCAACAACTTGCTCCGTCTCGACAGACTATGGCCACGTGCGAAGCATGGGTGGCAGAAATTTGTGGAGGAAGAAGGCAAACGAACAACGCAACCAATAATTAATGAAGAAGTACAAGAAGCTGAATGCACTGTTACATTTAGGCGATGTAAAGACTATGATGGCAGTTTTGGGTTCGATTGGTTACGAACAGGTGATAGCGGAGAGGCTTATAAAGGAGACAGTTGGTATAAAGATATTATGCCAATCCCAGGCCAGTATGACGAACTCGTTTCTCGTGAATATTTGAGTTTTGATCAAGAGTGGCGCAAAAACAATATAGAATATAAAAATAATTATAGATATGTCGTTCCATGGGCTCTTCTTATGAATGGGAGTTCTGCTAAATTCAGAATCAAACTGGAGGTCAATAAGCCTTCCGGGCAATTAACAATCAAAATCAAAGGTAGTGGCTATAAATGTCTAAAAACAGATTTACAAGAAATTGATGCCACTAAAGTAGGATCTTACTATAATACTAAGAATTTGACAGTAACATGTAATGGCACTTTCGATTCAACCACATATATTGAAATATATGCTAAAGATATTTTGGTTGGAAAACTCGCTTTTGCACCAAACAATAAGACTTACCCGATTGATATACTGCTAATCCCTGTAAAAGTAACCGGAGCAAATATTCCTGATGTATCCTCTTATTGTTTGAATATATCGAAATACTTAAAGCAAGCGTATATTACTACTAATATATCAGTTCTTGAATCTGCATTAGATTTGACAAAAGGAAGCATGGTTAAAGTTAATACAATAGGCAAAGGTAAAGAAAATAGAGTCGTTTTTGATGCTTACTTTAGAGGTAATTCTGATAAAAAGATCAATACCCGCGAAGGGCTAAAAACATATAAAAATGCCCCTGACGGACTTGGCGGATTAGAGTTGTATCCTTTCCTCGATGAAATGCTCTGCCGTCAGTTCCCAAAAATTAAACCAAAGTTAAGCCATACCTATAGGTTATATTTTTTTGCTGCCGATGCAACAGCAGGAGGGCAAGCTGAAAATATTGGTGGTAGTTTTGCTGCTGCAATATTTAATGGCACAGGGCAAGCTACGCCAACTCATGAAATATTACACTGTCTTGGGTTAAGACATGTTTTTGACGAAAAAAATAAATATCTATTCAATAAATACTATACAGATAATCTCATGGACTATGCGCCTCATGAGATTGATTTTCGCAATTCATTATTTTACTGGCAAATAAAGCAGCTATGGAATATTTTAAAACAATAATAAATGGGATATTAATTTGTTGTTTGTGCATAGCTTGTACAAGTAATAGCCGGAAAACAGAACAAATACTTAGTACGTTGGGCCTACAAAATCTTGCCGGCATGGAAATCGACGTGAATGAGTTTGAGAAAAATATTGGAAAGGATAGTGTATATGTATTCAATACGAATAACAGAACATGGATTTACCAATATCGGACAGATGACGGTTATGGACAGAATGAAATATATCTGGACAGCCTATACCTTATTTCATATTCTTTTTTTTCAGACGGGAAAATAAAAACGAGAGAGGTCGTGTTATGCGATTGGTTGACCAATATAAAAAATTCGCTTACATTCAGCGAAAACGGGAATATTATTAAGATTATTGATTACGATTCCCTTTATTCCGTTCCATTACGTAGTGTGTTGGTCACTTTACGTTCCAAAGGCTTAGATGTTCGAAACTATGAATTGGATGACTGGGGAGTGAATATAGCTATCAATGCTGAGTGTGGTAGCAAAAACAATACCCCGGTCTGGAATATTCGATGGTTGGTCCGGGATAGCGTAACAATGGATAATGTTCCTTCAATGGGTAAAATAAACAAGAAACATAATAAAATCAATCAAGACAGGCATATTAGAAATATAGTTATTAATGGTAAAACAGGAAATATTATAAGTGACAAAATCAGTATAGAAAATTGGGAATAAGCGGCTTAGTTACATTTGCATTCAAAGAGTTGTTTGAACGTTTATCATTGTATTTCTTTGAAATACGTACAGTTGCCAAATGGTTACTTTCCGTCATCCGAATAATCTGCGAATAGTTTATTTTCAATTAGTTAGTTTAATCGAGAATAATCTAAAATAATATACAACAGGCTAAAAAGGAAAAAGAGGATTATCGGCTTCATACCTCCGACAATCCTCTTTTTCTATCGCTACCCGTTAAGCCGGATAGTCTTTCATTTTGCGCCTTACCCCTCGTAAGGTATCACTATAAGAGTTCTTGATAATATTGCCATCGTGTACAGACTTAGCGTAGAACTTGTTGATATGAGGATTATAATATGGGATACAATGTTTATTATCCCACTTTACGTCGAATTGTTCGTATTCGTAGAGTTCCAGTTCTGCCATTACATAATGAATTTGCTGATTTCTTCGATTTGCTGTCCCGCCTGGGTTTTCATGCTTTCCAGTTCTTCGTTCTCGTGGATTAGCTTCTGAGCCTTTGCATGGTTCTTTTCAATCTTGGCAGAGATGTCCGCCTGAATGTTTTTCAACTTTTCTATTGTAACCGTGAATACCCGGTTTGCACCGTTGATTTTGCTTTGAAATGATTTTCTGAATAACATAAACTTATTTTTTTAGGTTAATAAATTCCGTGTATTTAATTTCGACATACGGATTATCACTTGTAACAGTCTGGTGTATTGCTTTTATTCTCCACCGCCACCAGAGAAAACGATGTTTGTATTCTATCCAAAAAGCCTGGTGCAGGCGTACCGGTAAATGGATATTTCCTTTGAGGTGATTGTTTTCAATGATGCCGTCCAGCTTAATGTATGGCGTATCCATTTTCACTGCCTTTACAACAACTTCCACAGTATCTCTGATGACTGTCGTGTCTTTCACCATAGCATCCACCGGAGCTTTGACTTCTACATCGTGCCTTCCGGCAGCTTCCAGATCTTTGATACGCACTCCCATCTTCTGAATGGTTGCTGCGTCTTCCGCCCGGTACTTTTTATATTCATCCACCGAGAGATTGAGAACCTGGATGGTAGATGCCATCATTGCCGAGTCAATCCGGATATGTTCAACATCCGCAAGCAAGGCATGTGTATTGTTCCGGTAGGTATTCCTTTCTTCTTTCATCCTGTTGCCCCAGTTATACAGGCAGTAAGTTGCCACCCCAAGTCCAAGGGCAATCAGGAGAAGAGTTTTATTCAAGCTAATCTTCATCATCTATGGACTCCTGTGGAATAAACCAATCTACTTCTTCCATATAGGGCTCTGTCAGTTCCACCATGTAGCCCTTGTTCAGCCGTCCAATGGATGTGAGGTCCTGGATAATAGTAGCTTCTTTACCAATCAGCATATTCAGCCGCATCAAAGAAAGTGCTTCGGAAGGCTTTATATTTATAACTGTTCCTATTTTCATACTCAATTATTTTTCGTTGGGTTATAGTTTTAATTATTTGAATAATAAATCATATTCCTCTTTTCGTCTCCTTTCCAGCGAACGGACGACCTTGCCTTTATACTTTCTGAAAGAGAGGTATTCTTCCCTGATATTCCTGTCACCCGCTTCCAATTTCCGCACCAGTTTACTGTGAAGTACCTTGTTTTCTCCGATATTAAAGGCAAGTACTCCAAGCAAAAGGGAGTCAGCCCCAAAGCTTCGGAAGATGGCACATTTCTTTTTCAGGTCACTACGCAGAAGAGAATCTGCGAAGCTCTCAGATATATCAGAGCCGAAGGTGTCAGTCGGCAATAAACGGTGCCCGTAGCCGACATAGGGGTGATCTCGTGCATAATGCCATCCTTCGTATTTTTTAATCAGCCGGACAGCATTTTCGAATAAGTCCGGTTCGGTATTCTCACGAACCGGTGAATATTCTTTTGTTATGTGTAGCTCCGGCGTATTTCCCCGCAAGGAGAAAAAGAGACAGACTGCCAGTAGTTGTGTTTTCATTTCATGCTCTTTAATAACTCCTTGATATCCGTGCGCATTTCCCGAAGATCAGTCTGCATACTGATAAATTGTTGCTGGGTGGTTTCATAAACCACCTTATCCAACTTGATAGCGTCAATCTTGTCGTACTGGTCCTCAATCTTCAGTTCTAATGTCACGCAACGGTTTGTCAGCTCCACGATGCGGGTGGTATTGTTGGCATGTTGCACATACATGGTGACTACAAACGAGACTACGATTATCAAAGACCTGAAATTGTTTTCAATAAATTCTTTCACTTGCTTCATGGTTATGAGGTTAATATTAGAGTAAAGGCTTCCGAAACCGCATGTATCATCCGTGCAGCTACCTCGCTGTCTCTCAGTCCGTAGATGACAAGGAAAATGATGATAAGGATGTAAATCAGCCTCTCTGCTGTGTGGCGGCTTATATTAATCTTCATGGGGTTTGTCGGTTGTGGTGGGGACGATAACATTAAAGACAATGCCATTTTCTCCTTCTATCCTTAGTTTGGCTTCCTGATTATGCCGAATAGGGTAAAGCTCCATAAGTGCTTTTGCCGCATTGACGGAAACAGCCCTGAGCGGAGCCGGGGAAAGGTCAATTCCGAACTTGTCCGTATATTTGGCCGTAGCCGTTTCTTCCATGACTGCTTTCAGCGTTTCCGCAACTTGCAGTTTTGTGGCGAGCGTTTCCGTTTCCTGCTGCAACTCTTCGGCAAGTTCTTTTATCCGCGCCAGTATATGCGGTTTAGCCAGCAAACGGCGGGCTGCCATAGATACGTATTTTACTTTCTCGCCGAACACTTCGATGTAGCATTTGCTTGCCTGGCCTGCATACTTGCTGCCACCGCAAACGTAGAGGTTGCAAAATTCTTCTTCGGCAGGGACCAGTTTTATGTCTTCATTCTTTTCCATTGAACAATTTAGGTAAAAAGAAACCTGGAAAGAGCTTCCGGGCTTCGTGAATTCTTTATTAAAGAATAGGCTTTGCTGCGGTATCAGGGTTTACAAAATCCGCCTTTTCTGCAATTAACTGCTCCATAAGAGCCTGATAAAACACATCAGCCATAGCGTTCGCATAGGCTTCAGCGTCTGCGAGCGAATTAATCAATTTCATATTAAAGGCTATATTCAGGTCATAGCCGGAAATAACAGCCATGAGTTCATTTCCATCGTATCCTACCACACCATAGTTCATGCGGTCGGACTTTTTAAATGAGACAACTTCTTCGCTGTCTTGTGGTGCCGGAATATCTTTAGTCATACGTCAAATTTTAAAGTGTGCCCTCGTTTTCTCTTTTTTCTGTATCGCTATGCCGGTACTTCCGGAATTATTACGCAAACGATTGGAACATACGACTGCTATATTCAGAGTCGCTGTCACGTCGGCATCGGCATCATGTGCATCATCCAGTTCTATGCCCAACCGTTCGGCAGTCAATTCCAGTTTATATGAAGTAACAGACGGGTCGTGGGCAAATGCCAGTCTTCCCAAGTCTATTGTGTCAATATAATGCGGCTGGAAGTTTCCATAAAAATCTGTGGTCCCAGCGAACACTTTCTCAAATTCTTTCGTCAACCCGGCATAGTTCATCAATTGTTGCAAAAAACCGATGTCGAAAGTGATGTTCTGACCTATTAATACAGGTTTTGTCTGTTTGCCTTTGGATAGCGTACAGCGTTTGACAAACTCAATGACATCTGTGGCAATGCCTTTCAGGTCGGCTCCCTGGGATTTGAGCGTGTCCATTGTGATGGCCGAATAGGTCAATGCGGCTTCTTCGTACACCATAGGGATGCCGGATGCTTCCTGCTCCAATTCATGTTTGTTCTTCAGGACTTTCCGCTTGGTAACTCCACCGACTTCTTGTTTGTTATAGGGTGCGAAGTACTTCACATACCGGTCTATCACTTCCCATGTATCAAACCGGACGCCTTGCATAGCGAGCTGGGTACAGGCGTTCTTTGTGCAATCCAGTCCGGACGTTTCAAAGTCCAGGACAACTCCCGTATATATCCTTGGTTCTGCTTTTGGTGCTGCCATGCTTATAGTTTTTTAAATTCACGGATAATGCTTTCCTCAAACTCCTGCAATGTACCGTTATTGAAGATAATGGCATCGAAGTAGTTTTCGGTCAGTGTTCTTCGGTCTCTGTCACGCTGGATGCGTTCCGGGGCAATTCCCCGTCGGAGCAATACTTCCGGGCTGCACTTTACTGCTATGGCAATGACGGTGTAGCGGTCACTGTATTTCCGTGTGAGTACTTCCAGTCCATCTTCGTCGATAACATAGCTGCACAAGCCTGCTGTAGGCACTTGCATGTGCAATGCGAAATATTCATATCCCCCGAACCGGGTATATGCCAGCATCTTTTCTTTTGCCGGTAACTGGTCTTTCGTGATAAAATGGTGGTCTTCACCTTCAATCTCCCCCTGACGGATAGGTCTTGTCGTGTAAGAAACTACCGTAGGGACATTCAATTCATTTTTCAGGTACTTCGTCAGATAGGTTTTGCCTGAACCCGAAGCCCCGATAATGGCAATGATGATTGGTTTCACGTTTGAATGTTATACATTGAATAATAGCGATGTTTTATAATTCTGTAAACTGTTCGCACCTGCATATTCGCTATACTTGACTATACAGGTGGTGATTATCATTTTATCCTTTAAATTACTGATTTCACTTTTGTGGCTGGTGTAGAAGTCACTCCAGATGACCAGTTCCATCAGGTCGTTGTTCTGTTGCAGCTTCATCTTGCAGAATTTCTTCTTTTCACCGGTGGTCTTGTCTTTGTATGAAACTTCACTGAGTTCTGCCACCGTAGCGCAAACGGCGATGCGTTTGCCTTCATTGTCCGGTGATAAGGCATCCCGGAGCGACATATAGGAGGCTTTGCCTCGTATTTTGTCCTTGGCATCCGAGTTGTCATAGATGCGGCGGTAATCCACTGAGCCAATACCAGAAAGAGCCACCTGTTGCATCTGCCAAAAATAATGCTTGTCCGTGAGATTGGCTGGAAAGTCCGTGTCCGAGAGTTTGAAGCCCAGTTCCTTTGCTGCACGTTCCAAAAGCGAATACCTTTCCACTACCGCTTTTACGTTTTCAATACGGTCAAAGCACCCGGTCATTATCAGGTTGCGGACATGGAGTGCGTTAACCGGGACGCGAGTTGCTTCCTGCTCGTTATCGGGGTCATCCCAGTACTGGTACTTTTTCAACTTGTACCGGAAAATGCGATGGATGAAATTCTCTATCGAGGTGAAGGGACCGTTTTTCTCCCTTTCGGCAATGATGTATTCTACGGATTTACCACCTAACATCTTGATACGTGACAAAGACCAGAATATTTCGTCCGTCCCATAATCGGTAAAGAATTTGATGCCGGATACGTTCATGTCAGGAGGTACGATCTTTGCCGCTGAACACTGTTCCATTTCCGACATGATGGCGGGAATTTCCTTATCATCCGCCCATTGGAGTGCCACCGTATAAAATGCCGTTGGATAATTTGTTTTAAGCCATGCACCAGCGTAAGCGGTAAGCGCATACGCAGCAGCGTGCGAACGGTTAAATGAGTACTTACCAGCCGTTTCGATTTTGTGCCATATCGTTTCGGCTTCATAATCGGGACAACCGTTTGAGATAGCTCCATTGATAAAGTCAACTTTCAGACTTTCCATCAGATCGGCTTTCTTTTTACCAATCGCTTTTCTCAAATAATCGGTCTTTCCTAAATCGAAACCAGCCAGAGTATGCGCCACAGACATGAATTGTTCCTGATAGACCATAATTCCGAAGGTATTCTTTGTTGCTTCAAAAGTACCGAAGTCATACACCGGGGCTACTTCGCCATGCTTGTAACGGATATAATCATCGGTAGCATTGATTTCTAAAGTGGCGGGACGGTATAAGGCATTGATGGCAATCAAGTCCTCAATACAATCGGGCTGCACGTCCATGATGAATTTAGTAATACCCGGAGATGCAAACTGAAAGACGTTCTGTGTGTGCCCCTTAGTGAGCAGGCTATATGTCTTTTCATCCTTCAGTTCATCCCTTGTAATGCTTTCAATCGTATAGTCTTTCTGATAGGTTTCATTTACGATATTGATAACCGCCCCCAACTTGGAGAGTTCCTTCGTAGCCAGCACATCCTCTTTCAGAAGTCCGATCTCGTCAACACTATATCCGTCAAATTCGGACACCAGCAGATCATCCATTTTCCGGATAGGAAGAAAGTCGAAACACTCTGCGGGGGCTCCGTCTTTCTCTTCCGGTGTCACGATGATTGCCGAGGCATGAATAGATGTAGAACGGGGCTGCCCCATGATGGTACGAATATCCTCGATCACGTCCGGATAATCATGGATAAACTTGTTCACTTTTCTGTTAGTCGCTGCCAGCATGAACAAATCGGTCCAGTCTTGCTGTTCGTCACTAAAGATAGCTGTAATGTAATTTACAATATTGACGGGCACTCTATATACCCGTGCCACGTCTTTCAAAACCGCTTTTAATTTCAAACTTGAAAATGTCCCGGCTGAGAATACACGCTGTTTTCCACCAATGTTATAGCGTTCCTCCAGATATTCTTTGATTTCCTGTCTGCGGTCGGAAGCATAATCAACGTCAATGTCAGGAAGGGCCGAATGCCCTCCCTGTTCAAGCCCTTTGCCAACGAAGCAATCAATGACCGTCATTGGGTGTTTTGCTTTCCTGAAAGTAATCTCTGATATTAACATGTACCAATTTCGTTTAGTGTCCAGATTAAATCCCGGTTGTCAAGAAGGATATCGTCACCGGATTGCAGTTGGTCGGCGTACACCTTCATCAGCACTCCGCTACGTTTAATTGTAAACTCGGCATCCTTGTGAAAGTGGCAGATGTGGCCGTTCAGATTGATTTCGATATATGTGTCGCCCGGATTAATCTGAATATCCTCACCAATAATTGAGATTTCGTCAATCCAGTTCAGTCCACAACGCTCCGGTACAAGAAAACGGGAGAAAATCAAATCATACTGTAGCGGGTCAATAGAAATGATACCCAGCAGATAAGATACCAATGAACCACCGGCAGAGCCGCGTCCGATACCGATTGTGATGTTTCTTCGGCGTGCCTCCTGCACCATATCCCATTGTATCAAAAAATAGTCCACGTTATTAGTCGATTCTATGATGTAGATTTCTTCTGCCAGTCTTTCCTGGTAACGAGCATGTTCCCGAACCGGTATTTTAGCAACCAACCCTTCAGCCAATAACTGTAGGAACATGTTATGCCGGGTTCCATATTTCGCTATTTCATCCGGTCGCATGATATACTGGGGCATATACATTTTCCCCGTTTCAAAATGGGCTGCGGCCTTCTCTGCAATCTCTACCGTATGACGGCACATGCGTTTGAACAGTACTCCCACATTCCACTTCGTTTCATCGAATATGGCCCGGAACATGGCGTACAGTTCGTCCGTATCCTTGAAATACTGCTCGTCACTTTGTTCATGGGCGGCTCCGGACGCAATCTTGTTCAGTATGATTTTATTGCGGGCATCGTCTTTGTCCAGATAGTAGTTGTCACAAATCAATATGGGCTCAATAAGGAAGCTGTCTGCTTCGGGGACATAGAAGTTATTGAAAAAGAATTGGGCGGCTTTCAGTACCTCCACGTCAATGCGTTCCGCTTTGTATTCCGTTACGTCGAACTGGTAGTACACTTTGTCGAATGCCTTTTCCAATAATGCGACAAAATGCGGGTTCTGCTGCATCCAGTAGGCACCCAGCTTGCCGATCACCAATACGTTTCCTTCGGCATGACTGAGCAGGCCGGGAAGGGTGATGGTGTGCGTATCACTGTCAACCATGATTTCTTTTTGGATACGGAGCAGGTTTCTGAGTCCTTTCTGTGATTGGCAGTACACTTTCATATCGACCTTTTCTTCCAGATGCTCCAAAGTGAGCGAATAGCCGAAGATATGGCGGATACCGGCTTTGCCACATTCTTTTTGTAGATTAAGCGTTGCGGCCATTGTATTGCGGTCACAAATGCCTATGGCCTTTTGACCGAGGTATTGGGCTTTCCGTACCCATAGCGCAAGATCACCCGAGCCGTTTAATAATTCGTAGGGGGAATGAATGCCCAGGTTTACAAATTCGATATTCAGGTGGGAAACTTGTCGCTGCCCTATATATTTAAGGATATTGAATTTGAATTTCTCCCGCAGGTCATAGTAGTAATAGTTGCGGCCGAATTTGAATGCTACATAGTAGATGCCTTCTTCAGCCAGCACTTCCGGACTTTCCATTAAGTTAAACTGAAGGTTGCCTTCCTGTCCCTTAAAAATGGACTGCACACCGGAAAGGTCTGCCAGGAACATACTACCGAACCCTTCGACTTCTACCACTTCATCGTCTATTTGTTTAAAAACTATCTTATTGGCATTCAGCCAGTTCTTTAATTCTTCCATTTATTTTTCTTGTACTTTAGTTAGTTTATACTGGAGCGGTGTTTTCAACCGTTCAGAAAAAATGTGATATATCTCACTAAAACTCAGGTCTTCCCAATCTTTTGAAGCGTCCGGTATGTCCGCAACAAACACATTAAAGTAGGGATTCAAAAGGTCTGCCGCTTTCCGGATAGCTTCCACCGCATCACCGTCATATCCCACGACAACCGTCCGGACACCTTTACTTTGCAGTTTATAGATTTGTATTCTTGAAATTTTCTTCCCGAATGTAGCGACTATGGCAATCCGGGGATTGTCGTACAAGTCCAGCTTACGGGTTAGGGCGATAACATCAAAAATACCTTCTACCAGCACGACCGTATCCGTTTCATCTTCAATCACAGCATCGTAATTATACAGGAGCTTTACAAAATCATTCTCTGTTGAATTGCGGAAGCGCATAATCCGGTAGCCGCCTTTTCGTTTCACCCGGCTGTTATGCCGGTCTATTTCGTCCTTCGATAATGTGTGACGTGCTACATAACCAACTGTGTCCCCTGCATCCATAATCGGGAAAATGACATACGAATCATAACGGAAATTTAGCCGTCCTGTGCTGCCGGCCGGAAAATATTCGTAGTCATCATATACAAAGCCTCTGGCTTTTAAATACGGATGTGAGAACGTGCGTTTGTAGAAGTCCGGTAACTCAACGATGTCGAGCGAATCGTCTATCTCTTCCTCTTTATCAAGGGGAAATAACAGCGTACTCTCCAGCTTGGCATCCAGGTCGGCGGTGGGCGCAATAAACAGATCGGAACGTCCGATTTCAGCAAGCAGTTGTTCCAAAGTATAAGTGGAACGCCCACAACTGAAACAATGGGACATGAATTGTTTCTTTCGTTCTGTCTCTTTGCCGATATACACACCGTACTTCCCTTCTTTTCCGCAAAAGGGACATTGGGAAATAAGGTTCTTACCGGCTCCGTCCATCCTGGCTCCGAGTTCCCGACCGATTTCACGTATCAGATAATCCCTGTCTGCTTTTGTCAGTGCCATGTCCCTGTCCTATCTTCTTAAATTCAATGTGCGTGCAACATCCAGAAAGACTTCGTTGTCATAGTCCGTGGCGATGCGGTATGTATTTCCTTTTTTGAAAAAGCGGGCCTTGGCAATGTGCAGGCGCATCATGTCCTCTTTTCGTTCAGCTGATGACTGGTTCAGGGAGATAAGGTGTGTACACGGACGTGCAAGTCCTTTCGCTTCGCTGCAATTGTACTCTGTGAGCACGTTCTTCTCGTCATCCAGCCACTCCCTGTTTTCGATGGTTGCCTGATAGGTGACTATCATCCATACCTTTTCATCGGCGGCAAGGTCTTTGAGGTCATTCGCTACGGCAATACGCTTGCTACGTTCGTGCTCCGCATTCCACATCTTACGGCTTGCATCCGTGAGCAGGTCCATAGAGTCAATGATAACTATATCGGGCGAACGGTTATTGAGTTTCCTATACTCCGCAATGCCATTTTTGATATCCAGTGTGGAAACTCTGGAATTAAATCGGGGAAATGACCTTACAGTAATACTCCCGGCATAACCGGCCACCATCTTTTCAAAGTGTTTCATTTCCACATCGGAGATTTTGCCACGCTCAAAACAATAGGCATTTTTGCTAATCAAACCTCCGCTGTAAGCGTCGAGAGCTTCTTCTTCCGACCCTTCCAACTGGAAATGTAGTACGTGCAAGGCAGAGTCCACATTTGCCCGGATACCGATGTATTTGGCAATGTGAGACTTTCCCACACCCGTACTGGCCAGAAAGCAGGTCAGTTGTCCCCGAAGATTACGACCGCCGTTGAGCTCGTCAATATCAGGAATGTAAAAGCGAGTGACTTGCGGCAGAACAGAGTTTCGCTCATCCAGATCTTTTTGCCTGTTTTGGGCAAACCGCCTGGAAAAGGTCTTGGCAACGTCTACAAAAGCAGAAGATTTCAATGTGAAGCCGGATAACCATTCGGCATACGCCTTCAGCATGTCCTGTGCTTCGTCCTGCCTGCTTTCGTTATAGAGTTTGCCGACTTCAGAATAGATACCCTGCAACCGCACTCCTTTTATATAGCTCTCCAACACGTCCACCATCACGTCCGGGTTATTCCCGTTATCGAACTCCTGGAATGTGTTAATCAGTTCGATTGCATCATAATCTCCCGTAAAGTTCTGGGAAAGCACCGGATATGATGGCGGTGTCTTATAAGTTTTATAATGGTTTGCAAGTACTTGCTGTACTTTCTGGAATGTCCTGTCCGGCAGGTATTCCTTCCGCATGTGCTCCACCAGGATGCCGCACACGTAGTCGTTCCTGATGGCAGTGGCATATAATTCGTATAAAAACTCAACGCTTAACGCATTTATCTTTTGTTTCATTCTTCCTTCCTAAATTCTTCGAGACGTATCCGGTAAAGTTCCGGAAAACGGCTGCGGGTACGTTCCTTACATAAATCGGCTTTCAGGCAATTACGGCAGGCGGGAGAGAAAGGGGTCCATAACAGGGTTGACACGGCACAGATATAATAGCCGACTTCACTTGACACCATCCGCATCTTGGTTACATCTTCGTAATCCGGATAGATGAACTTAAATAATGGATGTCTTTTCTTATTTTCAATCAGTGCAAGAAGTATGGGACGTGACAAGCTACATTCCCGAAGCCATTTGTCCTCGTAGTACTTCTTTGCCTTGCCGGTTTCTTTGAACCTCTCCAACGCCTTTTTGCCGAATGAATGACTGACTTTCCATTTGCCTATTGCATATTCTCCATCAAACCGGCTTGCAGCATAAACCTGGCATACGCAATAATCTACAATCCGTTCCGGGCTTAGCCCTGGCGAATAAGCAGCTTCAAGCGAGTCCAGGCAGGATGAAACAGCCTTTGTGGCAACCCCGCCTTTCGGGAAGGAAAAGCGGGGTGAAAGCTGTTTCATCAAGACCGTAAACACCCGGAGAATGCTTTTAATCTGTTCTGGTCTCTCCATCTCTGTTTATCAGTTTACGCATTTGTTGCTTGGCAAGGAAAAGCCTGCTCTTCACCGTCTCGATGTTGCGGGTTTTCAGGTTCCCGTTGCGATACGAGATTTCTACGATTTCATGCAATTTGTATCCTGCCTGCTGCAATAGCAACGCTTCACGGTAGATAGGCTTTATGCGGTTCAAGGCTTTGAGTATGTCATCATTATAGAACTGGCTATAGTTATCCATATTCATACAATTCACCCCCTCTTCACCGTCAGCGGGAATGGTATCGCCAATTTCCTGAATGTCTATATCGTCTGACCTGTTATAGTTCATCCGTCGCTGGTTCATATCGGCAATCAAGCGCTTGGTCACGATATGGAGCCAGGTCTGGATAGACCGGGCAGGGTCATACGTTTCAATATACTTGAAAAAATTAGTGAGGGCTTCACTGTAATTGTCCGCTATATCTTCTTGCGAATATGAATAGCGGATGCATAATTTATAAATTAGATTTTTGTGGGGCAGGACATAGCGGTTAAACAATTCTGTCCTGTGCCCGGCAGAATCTTCTACTATGGAAGATGCCTTTGGGTAGGTGTCCACATTATACAGATTTTAATTACGGGAAAAACTATTATGTAATCTGTCAGCTAATGCGTCAATTAATGGTAGGTGATTTGCAGAAAGGACCGCTTTACATGATACGATACTTGCGTATGTAATAATGGAACAGGTGGCAGGCGTCCGCAGCATTATCGTCAACAGGTGTATATCTGTACTTGTCTATACAAGCCTGCATCATGTCCGGTTTTCCGGCTTTTCCGTTGCCGGTCGCCCATTTCTTCAGTGTGGCAACATTAATAAACTCCGGTTCCGGCAAGTTAAGCTCATCGCAAATTTCGAGCAAAATTCCCCGGAATTCGGACAGTTTGCGCATATCTCGGAAATGGTTGTTGACATTGACGTCTTCCGCCACAATTTGAAGGATACCATAGTCTTTAATAAAGGACAAAAGGGTATCCCGGAAGTCCTTGTGTTGCTTGTTGTCATTGCGTTTTTTCGATTCTGTGAAATTCCATACTCCCGATTCATGCACGGAGTAATACCCGGTGTAGGTGGCAATATCAAGTGCAAGCACATGTTCTTTACCAATTGGAATAGCATCATTGTTTTTGATTTGATTCATAGTTATATTTTAGATTCTCCATTCTCTTTTGTGACTACCAGTTTGTACGGGTATCCTTCCGCCACGTTTCCATGGCTGACAACAAGTGCGGTGATGCCTAAATGATTCAAGGCGTCGAACATGGATGAAAGCCCGTCCTCGTCCACCGCTTCAAGGATTTCGTCCAAAACCAGAAGGTCCAGTCCTTTATCCAGTTCGCAATTAGCGTTAACCAACTTCTGCATGGCGAGAATTGTTGCCAAATTGACACGGGCGGCTTCGCCCGCACTGAATTTTCCAAAGCTACCCTGGTCTATGCCATCGCGAATAAGAGAGACAGAAATCTTTTCACGCACCTTTCCTGTTTTCAACACCGTATAACCGGATAAGCGGATTCGGATATCGCTGCCTATATTTTCCAGAAACTCATTCGTTATCGAATTCAAGGCTTCGACCTTCGTATTGGCCAGATAGGTCTTGAATTGAGCGAAATGCTGCTCCTGCTCGTCAAGCCGTTGCATACGTTTTTCGATATCCGATTTACGGGTAACAGCGTCGGATGATTTTTTACGATATGTTTTCAGGGACGCTTTCAGGGAACCGACCAGTTCCGACACAGATGTTTCATCCAATTCCCGGATAGTTTCTTCCAGCGTTTCAATGGAACTCTCGACGGACTTGATTTCAGTCTGTAAAGACTTAACTTGCCGCTCCTTCTCCCGATAAGTGGCATCTATCAAATCGAAAGTCTCATTGAATACCCGTTCGCACATGTTTTGAAGGATAGTCCATAAAGAAGAAATAGAGGCTTTTACCGTTTTTTGGTTGGAACGTATCTCTTCCAGTTCATTTGAAGCGGTACGAATTTGCCGGGCTGCTTGCTCCAGTTTGTCGCTCCAGACACTATTTTCGGCAGACAAAGAACGTTTATCCGTGCGAATTTGCCGTTCTTCCTTTTCAATGTCACTTACTTCCTTCTCACAACCGGCAATCCGGGAAGTGACAGCTTCTAAAGCCGTATTCTTTTCTTTCAGACCGGCAGTGCCCTCGGCCACATCAAAGGTTTTGTCAGAAACGAGAAATTCATAGCCACATTCAGGACAGGTGATTGTGCCTGCCAGCCTGGAAGTGAGTTCCTCTATGGATTTAGAAAGGATGCGGCGTTCTTCCCTGAGTTGTATGGCATCCCGGTTCATCCGGTCGATTTGGTCATCCAGAGTTTTCAGCTTCTTGTCGTAACTGGCCACTTTGGTGGAATAAGTATTCGAAAAACTCTGATACTCTGCTTTCAGACGGTCATGTGCCATTGTAAGGCTACGCACTCTATCTTCTGATACAGAAAGTGCGTTGGCCCATTTTTCTTGTTCGGCTTCCAGGGCTTTCCGTTCGGTGTGTTTGTCACCGACAACTTTTCCCCAGTCTGTCAGTTCAATGGAAAGTGGTGAAAGAATAGCACGGATTTTAGAAAGATAAATTTCCAGAGAGTGGTCTTCGCCTTCAAGTTCCTGAATATCGCAGTCTGCTGTTTCCAGTTTCCCCAAAACACAGTCTATCGCTTCTGTTTCTTTCCTTTTCTCACGTATCAGCGTATGTTTCTCGGCGATAGTCCGGCGGATGGATGCAATTTTTTCGGTTTTTGTACGTGCTTTTTCTGCCTGGTTATTTTCTTCTGCGGTTATCTGTTCGACCAGCATTTCTATCCGACCGTCAATACTGGCTATTTCCAGTTCGGCTTCCCTGAGCTCCGATGCTACAGGTACTTTATCTTCTGCCAGTTTCTCAATTGCCTGATCGACCAGAATACCGTTACTGAAACGGTTGATTATTTCCTTTTTTTCCCGGTCGGAGGAAGAAAGAAAGTCCTGGAACTTGAATTTTGACAACAAGAAATTATTAAATAATTCGTCCTTACTGATTCCCAGTTTTTCGAGAATGTATTTGTTGTATGCATCTACGGAGGGTTGGACGGCTTCGTCCGTTTCCACTGTTTTGCCATCCCGTTCGATGGAGCAGGTTACAATGGAAGCCTCCTTACGGAATAGCCGGCGTTCGATACTGAAAATTTCGGTGCTGCTATCATTTATAAACTGTAGCTGTATCCAACATTCGTCCGCCTTATCGTTGATAATCTCTTCATTCTTAATTTTACGAAGCGGACTGCCCGTGAGCCCGACCGCAATACATTCTATTAATGCTGATTTGCCGGAGCCATTGCTTTGCTGGCTTTCGTTGTCCCGGTTATCTCCAAAGATTAATGTGGTGACTCCTTGTTGAAGGAAATAATCCAGCTCACGGAAGGCACACAGGTTTTCTGCGACAATTCTATGTAATTTCCACATGGTTATTCGATTTTAGACAGGTAACTTAATCCCAGTTCAACATCTTCAATTTTTTTCTCGTCACAGAAAGCCTCGTAAGTCTCTTTGATCTGATGATTGTCGAACTTCTCAAAAAGACCGGAGCCTGCCACTTCGGCTATTTCCGGGTCCTCTGCTATGACTTCTACTTTGCTGGCACCTGCTTGCAATAGTTTTTCTTTATTAATACCTGATGCTTTGGTACGAGACGCATGTACACGCACCTTTACCCGGTAACGTCCGTCTTCTTTGATTTCTTCCAGTTGGTCAGAAAGATGGATACCTGTTTTTTCTATGGGAACATCCATTACCAGATAACGGGTGTTGACCTGGTTCTTGATAAAGCCATAATGACCGTCGGGGTAAATAATCGTATAGCCCTTTTCCTCGTCCTCGCCAAAATTCATCTGCCGGGCCGAACCGGTGTATTCGATATTGGTTCCGTCAATGATGCAGCGATTGTGGTAATGTCCGACAAAGACCTTATCAAAAATCCTGAAGATATTGGGTGACAGTTCTTTTTCACTGGATTGGGACAATGCTCCATTTATCCCTTCATGGATATAAAGATAGTTTTTCCGTTTCTTGTCTAACCCGGTAGCAACCAGTTTATCCAGTTTTTCGATAAAGCTACCGTTTTCAGGAAAGTAAGGAATGATGTGCAATACAAACTCCCAATCCTCAGAAGCCAACAGGCTTATCCTATCATTGGCAACAAGGACGTTACCGTGCTGATCGAACACATGACAATAGCCTCTGACAGCTTCCTGATTGATTTTATCGTGGTTTCCGTTAGCTAATATGACATTTATTCCTCTTTTTTCAGCGGCAAGCAAAGCGTCGTGTACAGCCAACAGCACATCCAGTGTCTGCGCGGAACGGGACATGAACATATCGCCCCCAAAGACAATTTCCTGAATGTTTATCCGGTCACATACTGCCAGAGCCTCCTGCCAGTTTGCCGTAAATTCAGGAATATTGTCCTTTGAGACGTGTATATCTGATAATAATAAAACGCATGGATTTATTTTCGACATAAGCGTAAAAAGTTTGGAAGAAAAGCGCACGACAAGTACGCTTTCCTTTGAAAATTAATACAATATTGGATTATGCCGGATTATCTACGGCGTTGGCGGGTACGGGGTTCGGGCCTGCCTGTAGTTTCTTGGGGAGCGGGGGTTTCTTCCACCGGTTCTGCCGGAGGGGCTGTGGGGTGTTCTGTTTCCGCTTCCGGTTGGGAGCCGCCCTGCACTGCTTCTTCAATCAAGTCGAGAAGATCCTGATTGGTAGTGGAACGGGTGACACGGATACCCAGCTTCTCCTGTTCGATGAATGCACGGATCAGGGCTCGAAGTTCCTGGCCTTCCTCCGTCTTGTCGCCCAGTCCCTGTTCCTGCAATTCGTCGAAACGGTCGAACAAGTCGTCCAAACCGATGGCATTGCCCTCGGCGTTGTCCTTGGAGTCCTTGGCACGTTTGTCGAAGGTAAATGAACTGGTGTCTTCCTTGGGAAGTTCGGCACGCAGCGTTTCGATGGCTTCTTTGATTTCTTCCTGTTCCATGACACTAAGACCGTACTTCTTGTCGCACTGCTTGAGGAACTCAATGGTGGCTTCGAACTGGTAGCGGGAGTAGCGGTAAATAATCTCAGGGATGCGAGGGGCGTTTAACAAGGCTGTAAGCTCTTCTTTAGAGAGTACATCCGTATCTGATTCATTGTCGATATTAATCAGATATTCGGTCTTGCTGCCGTTTTTTTTCTTTTCAATCTCAACCGGATAAGCATTGTACACCGAACTGACGGGGCACGGATAACTCGGATTCTTAGCCAGCTTTTTTTGCCACAACTTAAATTTGCGCTCATCGAGGTCTTTAAACTGGGAATGGCTGAGAGTGAGCAGTTGTAACCCTTTAGCACGTTCGTCCATATCGTACACGTACAGGGCATGTCCGTAGCCGAATTTCAGACCGCCGCCGAAGGAACCACCGGCAATCTTTTCTGCTAATTTTTCGTCTCCGTTTTCGTTAGCTGAAACAATGGCGGCCTTGCGGTAAGTGTCGATGATGTCGAGCGAGTAACCTGCATCGGTAGCACGGGGGACTGAGACGTACATGTACTGCGCTTTTGTGCCTATAGTGGGTTTTTCAAGCTCCATGAGCATTTGATGTACGGGATACTCGTAGGCTTTGCGGTCGGTCGTACCGTCCGCATTGGGAGCAACGGGTAAAATACGCAGGCGGTAAACACCCAGCTTTTCCATACGGAAAAATTCGGTTTTGACGAACGATTTGTTCTCTTCGGCGGCTCTTGCCTGTGCTTCCTGATAGGATTCCTGTGAGTTAAGAAACAGGTCTTCTACAGACATGCCTTGCTGCATGTCTTCTTTCAAGTTTTCTTCTTGCATGATTAAAAATGCGATAGTTAATATTGACCGAGGAAATTGGAAGTGTGGTAAACGGGCCCGGATGCACCGTTAACTCTCAGTTTACAATATTGTGGAGGAAGGAAAAGGGGAAAACCCCTTGTAACTATCACTCGCGTGCCTTTTGAATTCGGCACTCAATTAAGATAAGAATGGTATTTGCATCCTTTTTCGTTTGGATACGCTGCAAATGTATGGATAAGATTTCAATCTACCATAACTCTTCAAAATAGTTTTGGCAGAATTAATTTAAAATACTGATTATGTGAATATTAAGAGAGGAGATTAATGATTATCATTAAAAGATAAGCAGGATGAGGGATGTTACGGAGAATGGCGGAAAATATGAAGAAGGATAAAGATAGAGGAACCACCGCTGCGGTAAAGAGGACGGTAATAAACCAAAGGCTGATACTTTCCTTAGCAAGATAAGCACCGGCCCTTGGGAAGAATCAGTCAGGGAGACCGTATTTCTGAGGATTGGAGTGTATTTCCACCCTATCGTCTTTCAAGATACTTTGAACGCACTTATAAATAGGCATTTGTTCGACTCCTGCGATTTTAAGTGCCCGGACAAGCATGTGGTCTTCGAGCAGTAAGATGTATTCTTTCCTGGTTATGCGAATGTATTGATTCGCTTCTGTTTTTTTTATTGCCATACTGTAAAGGGATTAAATGTATGGTTCCCGGTCTTCACAGAAGGGGAACCATGATTCCAAATAATAATTAAGCAACTTTTTCTTTTATTTCCTTCCGAAATCAGCCGGAATTTCACCCCATAACGGAGTATTCCAGTGAATTACGGTTATATTGTCTACTTCAGCAGCCATGATTTTCAAAAATATCTCGGCACGCTGCAAGTCGGGCAGCCGTTTCCTGGAAGCCGTTTTCTTGTTGGTGAACCATGTGAGTGCGGTTATACTATCGGTGTATATGACACGCGGGCGAAAATCATGCTCAATGATATATTTTGCTGCGGCAACTACGGCGAGAAATTCCCCTATGTTTACGGTTTGATTTCCGAGATCTTTGAGGAATAATTGTTCCCCGGTTGCCAGGTTGACGGCCCGGTATTGCGTCACTCCTTTTTTAAGAGAGTGAGCCGCATCTGTCGCAATACCTTCAATGGGATATTCCATTTTATTTAAAGAAAAAGCCGTCGGCCTGCATGTGGCGAATAAGTGTCATCGCCTTTTTGCTGAATTCAGTGATAACCTCATCGAGGTTTTCTACATCCTTGCGTTCGCTAAGAATTTTTAATGCCCCCTCTAAAGTTCTGCTAGATGCTGTTCTGCCATCTTTAGGGTCAAAGTATATAACCTTGTTCCCAAAAATGACCTGGATTTGATATGTGATTTTGGGGATAATCACGAGTTCGATTTGTGCTTTAAACAATACAGGAGTAGCAGAAACGACAACAAAACCGTTTTTCCGGTGCATCGCTTTTAACTCCACATCATACAAAAGGTTTGGTGTAAGCGTCCCTTTCAACTCGGACGAAAGCACACAAACCTGTTTGCCAAACTCTGAATCCTCACGGACTCCTTTCAACTTCTTTGTTTTTGCGTTGCGTGAGACGAACCCTATGAGTTCTCCCGTGCGTTCGCATTTAATAAACTTAACCTGTGACTTCTCTGTCAATACCATGTTTTCTTATGTCATAATCCAATCTATTACGTTCAATTTACAAACTTTTTGCATTCAATTTCAGAGCAAAATTACGGTATTAGAGCTTACCAACCAAGTAAAAACAGATATTATTTTAAGAAGCATTCCGGCAATATATATAGGCGGGAGGGGCAGATTTCAACGCACTCTCTGGTCTTCTGAAAAGTGGCTAAAACGCTCATCTGTAGCGGATGTATCGTAAGGATATGGGCACCTATAATAGCGGTATGTCTTAGACCCTTTCCCATCATAGAAATAAATATCGTTGTGGTTGATCCATTGAAGACCCTGATTGGTGTTGGGGTCTATCCATTTGGCACTGTTTTTTATTTTGGGATGGGGGCCGATATACAGCTTCTCTTTTTCCGGCCCTGTCACAAATATGCAGTCTATAATGATATCCTTATGACCATAGTTTTTTGCAAACCGGGCAAACTCATATATATCAAGATGAAGCATATCGTTGAACCGGATGAGGGCATCCTGTTGCATTTGCTCCTCAAATTGCCAAATGGAATCTGCAACTGTAATATCTCCTAATTCTTTTTTCGTCACTTTCTCCGCTGTGAAGTACCTGATACGGAAACCATTGTAACCGGCATCCACGATATAGGTATCCGTAACCCACTCTTGGCAAGCATTCTGGCGTTCAATATCCGGCTCTTCAGTTGCACACTCCTTTACTATGCCGATAAAAACTATCAGTATTACAAAAAGTACCGGAGAGAGTTTTGCCAATACCATCCACCTGATTATTTTTCCATCTTCATTCATATTCTTATTCGTTCTTTGTATTTGTGCGATATCAATTTTTGATATTCATAATCATATTCATCGGGAGTATCTGAGTGGGACTCCTGATAAGCGTCCAAATAATAATTTCCGTGTTCGTCCCGGATTTCAGACAGAGAAATTCCAAGGCCGGCCTGCGTCAGTTTACCGATAGAAACTTCCAGATCGGCTTCCGGAAACTGTACCATATAAACTTCACCAACCTTAGTCCGGATGGCTATATCCAATATCCCTGAAACGAGTTCGGCATCACTTAAGTAAACCTCAATGTGATGTTCGACATGGAACAAAGCTATTATATCAGTTTGATATTCTTTTTCCAAGCGTTTTTTAGTCTGTATATATACTTCTCTTACAAATTCTTCATTTTCCCAGGGTTTCATTATTATTTCTATTTGAAGTGGAATACTTGTTCATTGTTTTGATATATGAAAAACCGGATATTCTTTATATATGAATACTTGTTTGCTAATATGCTAAAATATAAGCCTTTATTTTCAAGGGCTATGTATAGTTATTAAGCGGAAACAAATATATGATTTTCCAGCCATATATCAAAGGGAGTAATGGCTGACTTTCCTTTCGATGATATAAGGTAGTTTCGTACCCGATACGTATGTTACTTCCCATTTACGCCAAGTTTGGAGTGAGAGCGTATCCATGTGCCAGACCTCCCCACGCAGTGAGTTCAAGCAAAGATTGATGACAGCCATTTTGCAGCACATTTCGGAAATATCACAGCCGATAAAATAGGCCATACGGTCTTTTTTAGCAGCAGCAAGTAAAAGTCCACCACTGCCGCAAGCAGAATCATATATCTTATTGTCACCGGCAATGACATTTTGCATCGTGATTTCAGACATTAGTCCTCCTACACTGTTCGGGGTAAAAAATTGGCTATTGTGTCCTTTGGATATAGCCTCTTGAAAGTAAGCGGCAAAAGGGTCTTCAAACAGATGACGGTCTATTTCGTCTACAAGGGAAGCAAGTGCCTTGCAGAAATTCTGAAACTCGTCATTAGTATATTTGTGAAAAACTCGGAAGTACTCATCTTCTTTTTGCTTCATAGAAAATGCACAGATAACCACCGTCAGAAAGTCATCAAATACTTCGAATCGCCCATGTGTGTGTGCCAGAATTTCAATATAATAACTGAAAGGTTCCACTTTTTCCGGTTTTGAAATTGATTTCATATATATATTAGTTATTATTTATCTGATTTTTGTTTTTGTCTTTCATCTAACAGCCTGCTGATTATTTGCTGGAATTGTTCAATAGAAGTAATCTCCTGCCTTTTCCCTACAACTTGCTTGTTAAACAAGGGGGTAAAATATATATTAGCCTTATTAGCTATGGGATATGATAATCCGCCTATAATCGTATCATTCATCTTAATTTGAAAATACCCTTTGTGCAGCGTATAATTTTCATCGGGAATTTTGATACGACTTTTGGGAAACTTTTCAACCAATAACCGATGTATGGGAATAATCACCTCTTTGATGTAATCAGGAGGAACCGGAACGGGCGGGTTGTTCTTATATTTCCCTTTAGCAATTTCTTCCACTAATTTAAAATGCGCCTTTGTGCGGGCTTGATAACTGAGGGTAAGGTCCTGAATATCCATGATACTGCTTTTATTTATTGTAATATTTATCCAATTTCTGTCAGAAGGTAAAACCGACAAATACGTTTGCATTTCCGTTCATCAGCCGTTCGTGATTTACATCGTCAAATTTGTAACAACTGAACTTGCGGCAAGCAGGAAGGTACTTCCCTCTTACCCAAACAGGAGCTGTTTCGCTATCCTTCAAGCGGAAGAATTCACCTTTTCCCAGCTTTCTCACCGTTTTACTGCGGGAAAGTATTTTGTAGATTTCATCCAGGTCGTATTCATTGTCAATAGGATTTCCGTAGGTGGTATCTACAATAATCTTTCCTGTGTTTGACAGGTGCATATCGGCTACCTGTTTGTCATAATCGCTCCATGAAGATTTGATTTTCGACAATAGCTTAAATTCCAGTCCGTAATTTGTTCTCATTATTATTTATTTGAAGTTATTTTTTTTAATGTCCACTCTGCAAAACCGCTTGTATATGTTCTACTTCTGATTTTAAATATCGTAACTTTTGAACTTGATGGAACGGTATGCCTTATCCATATCGTCCTGCCGCAGACCGATATAAACCATTGTTGTCTCTATGCTGGTGTGATTGAAAATACGGTTAAGTAATACCAGCGCCTCCGTTTTGTCTTGGGCCGTATCGTAGATATACCGGCCGAAAGTTTTGCGGAAGGTATGCGTACTGAAAGCTTTTATAGGAAGCTGATATTTGACACGGAACTTTTTTAAGGTTCTGTTGATATATTGGGTAGTGAAAGAGGATTCCGTTTTTTGATTAGAAATTATGGGCAGATGCTTGTCCGGAGAGCCCATAATGACATAAAGTGCGGAAATCCGGTCCCGTACCGTAGTATCCATTGATATACGTCTGGTTTTCTTTGTCTTTTTCTCGGTCTTGAGAAACTCATCTTTACCCAGTACGTCCATCCATGTGGTTGACTGTACATCAGAAACTCTAAGTGCAGTGGCGAAGGCAATGCTACAAAAAAGCTCCCACACATATTTCTTATCACGATGCAATCCTTCCAGAAGTCTTTCAAAAGCCTCTATGGAAAGATAATCCGAAGTCGTTAATACGCCTGCTTTTGCCATATTTTTTAGAATTTAGTGTTATAAACCCGAGCAGCAATGACATCACGGGCCGATGTCTTATTCCATGCCCGTTTACCTCTCCGGCTATTAATCATAGCTGCGCTTTTTTGAATGGAAAGACAATCGTCGATGCAGTTGATTATCTCGTGAATTTGTTCGAGTGAGTCTCCTTGGGCTTTGCATGTTTTAGCCATGATGCGCACTTCATCTACGGTCATGTTAGTAAGACCGGGAAATTTCTTTTTGCTCATAATGTTATTAGTTGGATGTATTTTTATATTGTTTACTGTTTCTTGTTTTCATACCGGGTTATGAACGTAGTGTCAGGTCTCTGGTATTTTCCGGTAGCATAGTCATTGGCTACTCTCTTATAGGTCAGGCCACAAATAACATCGCCCTGATCAAGGAAACGGGCGTCATCTCCGTTGGCATCAATTACAGGATAGCCCCTGAATTTTGCCGGGAGAGTATCTTCAAAGACCACAGCGACACGATGCCCCTTTTCTAGCAGAACTTTGCACTTATCCCAATTTTCACCATCATACGAAAACGTAAGGTCGTAATTAGGGTATTTGTCAAGTAATTCGGCACGACTAAACACTTTGGTATAATCGTAGAATTGAATTTCAGGAAAAAGCTGGAGTATGTTTTTGCCATCCAGTTCAAAACGTTCCAAATTGATATCGGATGTACAGTTCAGCCGAATGGCAAACTTCATGCTTTCAGCATCGGCTTTCTTCTTTGCCTGCCTTATTTCATGGATAAGCAGGCGCATGAACTTCACGCGATCTTCAAAAAATAACTTCGTTTTCTTGATACGTGATTTTTGGATGGAACCGCCTTCTTTGTTTTTCAGAAGTTCGAGTTTGTTTCTTCCTGAACCGTGCAGGCAATGCCTGCTGCAATTGCAGGGTTCAGGACATACATCATAGCCGCTAAGATTGAAAGGTGCCAGGTAAACGCCATACGTCAACACATTACGGCCATAGCTTTTGATTAGTTTTGGGGAGTTACAACCTCCCAGGTAACTGATACCTAATTCTTTTTTTATTCTGGATGGATTATATTCTGTCATGTCAGAGGTATGTTTAAAAATAAAAGCCGCCCTGATACTTTTGTAGTATCGAGGCAGCTTGCGTTATTGGTTGTAATTATTTGAAATGCTTTTTTAATCTAACATACGAAGGGGAACCCAAAGGGCGCTTGAACCGAATTTCTCCAATGCTGCTTCATCCTGGATAAGTTCGCAGTGCGCATCCGGGCCGGTTTCTTCAAAGTATCTTTGTGAGTCGGGCCAGCAAACCGGTCGATAGCAATGGGCAGGATCTGGGGATTTTCCGGATTGCCGGATGTAATCATATTGGGGGACGTACCGGGCTCCATTGTCCTGGCTCTCCCACGAGGGGTAGCCAATTTCTTGCTGTTCAAAATAAGAGGCGTCTTCCGGATATTCTACAAGAACATACTGCTTGTCACTCCAGGTCTGTCCGCATTCATCACAGTGGAAAAGGTTTGCATGTAAATCGTATCGAATAGCAGAGGAGCCACATTTGGGACAAACTTCATCTGTATCATCTCCATTTCGCTTGCCGTTATATTTATCTAATAGCGATTCCATAGACCAGCCACACAGGGCAATTAGCATGGCATCACAATCTCCGTTTTGATATGCCCGGATTAGATTGGAGGCTGTTTTGTGGGGAGGTTCATCGTCATTGCTTATTTCATCAATCAATATACAGCCGAATGTTTCACATTTATCCATATCGGCAAGGATTTCATCCAGGCTGTCTCTTTCAGTTTTCGGTTCGGATGTTACACTATCTTTGCCGGTATGTTGGTCGAATGATGGAGGCAAGGTTACTTGGTTAGTACTGGGGCACATCTGAGAGAATATTTCACTCTCAAAATCAAGCAACCCCGATTTTTTATGTCCTAAATTGACAGTTTTCAACTTTTCGTCAGTGAAATCATATACGGTTTCCAGATAGTCGGTCATGCTCCAGTCCGTGTTTTTATGTGCTTCGGTGAATTCGTTCGCCCAGGCGATGATTTGGTTTATCGCCTCACGGGAATTGTCTTCTTTATAGCCTGCCTGACCTGCTTCGTAGGCTATATCGGCAATTACTTCTTTAAAGTCTGCCAGGTTTGTTTCTTCTGTTGGTGAAAGGGAGTTTTGATTTTTGTTATTCATAAGTATATTTTTTACTTTTGATTATGTCTTAATGGTTTTATAAGTTGTCATTAGTGACTTCCGCGCCAGTGTAAGGGTTATAGATTGAAGAACACTCCACTGCCTCAGATTCTACTGCAAATAACCCTTGGTCCATTGAATAGAAAAGTTCTAACTGGATGGGGGTTTCTTTCAATAGTTCTGTAGCTTCCCTTGCTGTCATACCACAGCTTTGAATAAGTTCGGTGTGCTTCTTTTTATAAGTATCGGGATATTTATCAGGAGACAAATACACATCCAGAACATCTCCTACATCCTTTGTTATTCGTAACCGGGCTCCGGCTTCACTTGCAACGAGCTTTTTACCACAATGGGGGCAATAACTGCATTTCCCCATGAATTTATGGCATTTATCACAGTTTGCACCGACTCCGTTGATGTGGTTGTCTATTGCCTCAAAGTACAAAGAACTCAGGATTTTATCCAATTCCCTACGAGCGTACAGACTCATTGTACCCTGCAGAGATGATTCGTGCCCGTCAAGTAAAAGCTGCAGTTCCGACTGACGTAAAAAGTCCGCTCTACCGGAATGGTTCGGGATACATTTTTCTATGAAATCCCAAATTTGAGATGATATTTCTTTTTTCATGTATTTTACAATTATAATTTAATTAATTCAGGGTTATCGTGTATATATATTGATTATCCTATTCATGCGGAACAAAACTAATGGTGAGAATAACGCGGCTACCGGTAAGGGAATATATATCTATCTTGTCACTGTAAACTTTGCGGGTGATATAGGTCCCGTTGTGCTTCGTGTTTCTGACAATGAAGTTAAATTCATTAATATACGAGTCGATTATTCGCAATCTGGCATCAATGTCTTGTACATTAATAGGGCCACTAAAGTAGCTTTTAAGATGCATTTGTAAACTAAGCAAGTAATTTGCCCGTTGACTGGAGGTAACCCAACATTTCAGGTACAGTTTATATTTCTTCATACTATATTACGATTTAGTTATTTATGATATTTCGATTATTATTTTGTGGATTATAATTATGCCAACCCTATTACTACATTTGCCGCATTCGCACCGTTAGCCATGGACATAGGTGCATTTAGTGCGCTGAATATTGCTTGGCGGCATGAATTTATCTTTTCTGAGATGCCGGAGTAAAGACAATTCTACTCTTCCCGTCATAGTGAAATTCGGCTTTTAAACCAAATGCTTCGGCATCAGAACTGATTGAACAGATAGCCCAGATATCAAGAGGAAGGTTACATACTATTTCGTGAGTGTCTGTGAGGATTTCGGGTTGTTTGTCTCTCAACGCTGCACCGTTAGAAATGCCTCGCAGAATGATATTGAACTGGTGGGTTGACATTTTGGGTATCTGATGGCAATTGTGGGGGCTACAATGCCCCGTACCGTCATTACATTCACAATTTCCGCAATCTATGACTATTGGTTGTTTTTCCATTTTGCTTATTTTTTTAATTAGTCGTTTCAATCTTCGTACAGATCATACAGGAATATTTCACCATAAACGGTTTTATCTTCAAATTGACTATTATAAAGATTAAGCATATTTGCTGAAAAACATCCTACCGTTTGTATAAAGCATCCTGATGAACTATATCTGTTTAGCTCACAATAGTTGCTATGTTCCTTAAAAAAAGACAACGGTTTTATAGTTATCTTCTTTTCCTCCACTTCCTTTTCTGTTTTTTCTTTATTTTTTGTCAGAGCAATTAAGCGGCAATATTTTTTGTCAAGATATTTATTATCTTCTTCCATTATCTGACCGACTGCAACTAATATTTCGGTCTTATTGCCCGAAGTATCATATTCTTGAATGGAATATGTTCTTGTACATATATATTTATTCATTGCTAATTTTGTTTCTTGTTATCTCACTATATCAGCATTCTTTTTAATTCTTGTGACTACATTTTTAGCGATGTTACACAATTCCACTTGGTTCCGGAAGTAACGTGTCTTAAAACGCCTGTGCAGAAATAATCTGAGGCAACGCCATTTCCAACGCAAATTCCAAGTATAGGGGTATTTCCTTTTTTGGGCATGAAGATAAAAGGCTCGGTTTTCACAATCACGAAGGATGTGCATCAATCTGTGACGTGTAATGCCTTCATTACCTTTCTCTGACATGTGCTCTGCGACAAGCCTTTGCAGAATGGCAAAATCAGGAGAAGATTTCAGATAAAACTCCCGAAAGACTGTATTTTCAGGGTTTTCCCAATCTTGGGGATAACTGGGATAGGGCTCTTGCTTGAATATGTTCATTATTAATCGTTATAATTTTTCCTATATTTATTTCGTTAATTTCATTTTCTCGCTATACGCTATGATTTCCTCCATTGTCAGCCATTCCGGTTTTTCACCTTCCTTGAAACTATCGTGAAGTTTTATCATAAACTCAATTTGCAATGCTTCGTCACCCGCCCATAAACATTTTGAATATCTATTGCCATGATTTAGATAATATTCGCAATCTGACTGTAAGCGACTCAATAGTTGATACCTGAATTTCGGATCACGCTGTATGATATCATCTGTCGTCATTCTTTATCAGTTTTTTTGTTTGAACAGCTTCGAGCACATTACCACGGATACTTTCGAGCCAATCAAGGGCTTTAAAAGCCACATCCATATATTTACTGTAAAGCGTGGCCGATACATTTTCGACTTCATCTTCAACATCAATGCTGATACCGGGAGAGTCAAGTGAGACAGCTTTGACCTGGGAGTCGTACCAGTTTCCATCGTCATCACACCAAAGCACAAATGCGGGTTCTTTTACCATGCCGTCAAGTTCAATTCTTGAAAGGTCATTTTCCTTCAGTATGGAAGCAATATCAGCAATAATATCATTACGAAGTTTTTTGATACGCGCTTTAAAAGTGGGGGCTGATGACTGCTTGGTTGTTACCACATCACCATTGTTATTTACCCAACTGTCGATAAGTACCGGTTTTGGATCACTGCAATCTTCTGCATAAAAAGCGGAATCGTAGCTCATGCCTTGGCGTTCGTCTATCCAGGTTTGAGCCTCTTCTCGTGTGGGAAATATAGGGCATTCAGAAATTGCCAGTGTTCGGTAAGAAGTGGAATCCGGTTGGTTTACGCGGAAAGTAACGCCCCAAAGCTCTTTTGGGGCAATCTCTTCTCCATGTACTCCCTCTTCTGTGAGTAAAAAAACGATCTCTTCTTTGTTGTCCGCTCCCAGAGCATATTGCAACCAAGAGAGCATTTCCTTTTCTTCGTTGGTAGTTGAAGCATCGAATAAGGAAGCGAAGCCTCCCCCAAAATGGGAGATTATAATCAAATCACTTTCGAACAGATTTAAACATGTAATACCGTAGAGTTCACTGTCAGCGTTTTGTTTAACGTAAAGGTTATCATTTACCGGAAGATCGCACACCATTTGAGCGAGTTCCTGAATAGATATTTCTTGCATTTTTCTATGTTTTATAAAGATTAGGGAAAAAAAATCAACGAGAAAGAAAAGTGAAATTGGAACTACTATCAAATTTCTATAGTTTGCCCGATTAGCTGCTGCAGCGGAAATTCGTTTGTATAAAAATCCTCAGTCGTATGTTTGCCGAATGCTTCGTATCTGGCATTTCCATCACGATATATCACAATCTTATAAAAGTCTAAGCTGGTTTCAGGTGAAGTCAGTCCGTCCAGCTCGTCATCATCCAGTTCTACAAATACCCAGTCTCTGCCTGCCAACAACTCTTCCATGTCGGGTTCTTCATCTCCCGGTTGGAAAAACTGTACCGAACTATCATAAAATTTTATCGACTGGAAATTAAAATCGTCCTTGAAAGGCTTGACGGCTTCTAACCTTTTTGCCTGCCGCTCCCTCCATTCTTCTGACAAGTGAATAAATGCGAACTCGCAGCAATCCCACTCGCTATTTGTATCTGCCTTGATTAGAATATCTGCAGTTGGTTTATCTGATATCTTCATTGTTTCAATTTTTAATTGTTTCTATCTTTTTTATTCACTGAATATGCCGAAACCTGGAATGTTTTCTTCAAAATCGCATTCACATATAATTTGATTCCGGTCGGCATCGGAATCAAAATCATCCCACGAGTAACCATAGCTATTGAGTAGTTCCAGTTTTTCCGCATGGTCATACTCCGTAACATCCATTTCGCTTGTATGCCAGTAGTGATAATCGGCGATGAACTCTTTTACCTCTCTTACCTTACTTGCAAGGTCGAGTAGTTTTTTAGGATATCCACAGAGAATGTCATATATCAGCCTCTCCGGCGTTTCGGCATCCGGCATCAGTCTTTCATGGCAATCGTTCACTTGGCAATACCAGAATTTCGTGTCAGAAAGTGGCAAGCAAAACTGGAGGCTGTCAGGGTCAGTGTATTGGATATTGGGGTTTAAAAGATTCTCCATTTTATTTTTCAAAGGATTTTTCTGTCAGATGATTTATCTTTAACTCTTTACATACCATCCAGTTGATATTTTCAAGGCTATATTGGCAATGGCAGGCCAGGAAACTTTCAATCATATCGCTATCGTCAGGCATATTTGCCGTAATAATGTCCACTTCGTTTGTTTTCTGGCATAACACTGCGATAGTGATTTTTTGTTCTTGCGGGATATTCAGGCTTTTAATAAACCGGCATACCATGTCTTTATCCTGTTCGGTTGATAACCATATTTCGAAAGTCTTATATGTAGTGGCATCTTCCAGGATGGTTTCGTAGTCATCTGAACTCAGTCCTACCCAATCATCATCGTCACCATACTCTTTGCACATGATGCCGATGTTATGATTATCACTGATACTTTTTCCGTATCTGTCCGGTTTCAGAAGATATAGGGCCTCTGTGCGGGCAAGAGAAATATCAAAATTGGTTCCTTTTTCCATATTTGTTTAAATAAAATTGTTTATTGAATGGGGTTGTTGTTGAAATGAGGTGATTACCAATTGGGGGCATGTCTTTACTTCTTTGATGAATGGTCTTCTGGTTATATCTGAGGCAACAGCTTATTAGCTTTGCCTCAGATAACATTGAAGAAGACTATCTGAATTATATTGGTCCGTCACGCCATGCCTGCCAGACAATGAAATGTTTTACTTTTTCTTACGCCATTCCGCCATCTTTTTCTTGATGTCAATATTATTATCACTCAACATTTTCTTGAGGACTCCAAGTAAACGCCATCCTTCACCATCCTTATACGCCTCAGCCTTTGCCAAAACGAAAGCAAGCGATTGGAATTTGGCCAGACGTTTTCCATCGTCATCGATGGCCGTACAGCCGTGGAAACGTACAAGATTCTGCATGGTAAAAAATGCGCCGGCACCCTTATAAGCATCTAGCCATGCATTGCTTTGGGGCGTATCATGCGGCATCCTAATGCGTATATTGTTAAACTTCTTTGCAGCATTATAAAGTTGGGTGGCATTCTCCGCCTGTTTGATACGTGTTACTGCCGCGTATAAAGGTTTGTATAATTTACGGTGTAAATCCGTTATGAAAATATCACGGCCGCATATACGTTTGTAAGGAAGACCTTTACATTTCCTTTCTTTCAAAGCATCCACACGTTTTTTCAGCTGTACAATATAATCTTCTGCCATAGCTGTAACTACATTGGCATTATACCAGCGGTTACGGTCGGCAAAATTTTCAGGATCTCTACTCTCCATCTTCCTTTGGGCGTCTAACTCGTCCATCAACATTTTCCACTGATACTCATATCCCCGACTATGGATCATGTGCGTTACACCTACCGGTTCTTTAGAACGATACGGTGTATACGACATCATGTGGAACATTTGACCCATAACCCAGCGCCTGCACAGGCGGCGGTTGGGAACTGTGCCTTGAGCGATGATTTGGTCGAAGATCGGGTCGTTGTCATCCAGTATTGCAAGCCTGCCATCTTTATTTGAAGCAATATACTCGCCTCCGTTGGCACCTTTCATAGCAAACAGGTTGTTCACATCTACGCCGGCATCACGGAGCGCATCAATACGTTCCTTGGCTGTCTTAGGCAGTTTTTCCCGGGCATCCTGAACAGCGACTGCCGGATAGACGATGCCCAGACCGGAATCCTTACCAATAACGGTTGTTACTGCGGTAAATTCCTTTTGCGGGGTTGCGAACTCTGTGCCACACCGGGGGCACAATACTTTTGTCTCTTTTTTCTTATTACCCATATCGAAATTTATTAAATGGTTAATTGCCGTTAGTTTCCACCCAGATTCGGAGTATCACCAGGTCCTTGTCGGTTTTGCTTTGGTAAAACCATTTGCCCATTTTTTCAGAATCCCATTTAAGACCATTGATTATTTGGCAGAGGATATATAACTCCAGTTCAATTTGTGCCTTGTCACGATGTTCACCGTACAGCATGTCATCGTCACTCAGGTCTTTTTCAGGTAAAGCCATGAAATAGCGGCGCGACTTGCTTTCGCTGCGTTCCGAAGGAACGGAATGCTTGTAGCGGTGATAGAGTTCTTCCACATTGGCAAGAAACTCATCTTCACTGCATAGCGATATGCCCAATTCGCCATCATACTTGCCATTTTGGATGATATATTTGCCTCTGAGTTTTAGACTCCTGGCAGGAAAGTCAATCTTGAACCTGGCGCCGCCTTCGACGGCTTGAACGGATTCCCGGTAGATATTGTCCATGTTTTTTAGGGATTTGTTTCAATTCTTTGTCTAAAGCGGGGGATAGTCACTTTCAGGTTTTCATTGATTAAAAACCTTCTGCCGCATTCGCAAATAATGTGGGTGTCTGTTACTCGCTTTACTACTCGCGTAACCTCTTCATGGTCGATATTCGGCTTTCCGTCCATATAGCCGTTTTCAATATCTCCAGATAAGTGATACCACTTACCGATTTCAATTTCTTTTGCTGTCATTTTATTGTCCGTTAAATAATTCGTTAGTAAAAATGCACTCGAATCGCTGACGCATTACTTTATAATTCTGATGAATACAGTATGTACTGTATCCTGGAACCTCGGTTATTACCAGGTTCAGGATACAAGTGAAATACTGGATGTTGAATCCGATTCCTTGTGCAAAATTTGGTTGCGTTACCATTTTTTTAGTCTCATTTAGGATGACACATTACTTTACCTGCGTGATATGTGCAGCTATTCTCTACTGGAGGACCACATCCTATTGGATGTCGGTCCCTGGTAGTTACAGAGCTGCATCATTGAAACCCTAATCTTGACTTTTTCACTTTGTGCTAAGTTTTTTTCGTGACTCTCAAAATATCGGCACATTTCTTTAAAACTTTGATGTACGCCGTGGCTGGAAGCCGGAAGCGGCGCCGTCGGAGTGCTCAGTAGAGAGTTCCGACGGCGCCGAGGGGCTTATTGGACTCGGCACACTAAACTCTATTCCTTGAATCACGCTTTTGTGCTAAGAATTAAAGTTCTCATAACACTGACACATTGCTTTATACTTTTGATATTTCCCGCGTATCCAGCCCTTAAGGAGTCTGAAGGCGGTGTATCCACGGCCTTCAAGACTCTCGTAGAGCTGGTTGCTCACGCGGGATATTAAATAGCGTTCCTTGAACTTTACTGATGTGTTTCAGTACCTTAGTGTGGATGTCAGGCAGGCGGCACATAACTTTAGTTTTTTGATATAGTACAGGTGGAACCAGAACCGTTCGATCTTAACCGGACGAATTAGGCCGGTAAAGATCGTTCAGGTTCTGGTATGTAATCCTGTAACATTAAATTCCTGCCTCTTCATCCGTTTACCGTGTGCTCGGCATATCCTATAAAGACGCAACCAATGTATTGTACACAGCCCGTCTTGTCAATATTGCATTTTGCATGCAGCCAAGGCTCAAATAACCTGTAATATTGCTGTCAGTCTTAGCCCGATTGGCTTTCACGTTACGCCCTCGTCCTCGGGCTATACAACCATCACTTTGGGTCTTGACGTACCCTAAACCACCCACCTTGCGCTTTCCTGTTTGTACCGCTCTCAGGCAGTCCATCACAAAATTGTTCAGCACATTGATGTCTTTCCTCACATTGCATACCGGAAGGATTTGTGTCGCCCAACTGAACTCTCCGTTACCTTTATAGAGGTAGCGGTTCACATCGTTGATGGCTTTTGTCAGGGATATACCCGGCTGGCGAATTGTGCATTTCTCTATTTCCTTTTGGAATGTCTTGATACGGCTGGAAGATAACGAGATCATGCTTCCTTTAACACTAAATCCCAGGAAATTAAACCATTTTTCCGCTGCTAAATATTCAACTTTCTTCGGGTTCAGCTTCATAGATTTCTCATCAAGTCGTTGCTGGAGTATATTCATAGCCTTTTCGTAATCTTCCCCGATAAACAGCATGTCATCCGAATAGCGTGTGTAGAAACCATTCATTCGAGACAGCTCCTCGTCAAGATCGTACAGCAACACATCGGCCAGCCAGCTTGCCACAGGGCATCCTTGTTTGAGGGACTGATATTGACGCTGGAGGTTATTGCCCTCGTCGAAATACCACTCACTATGATAGTATTTCCGCAGCACGTCAATCAAAGCGGAATGTCCATGCTGCGCTTCCACCTTGTCGAACGCCTCGTCTATGTATCTAAGCGGAACAGAGTCGAAATACTTACTAAGGTCTGACTTCCAGCCCAGGTATCCGTCTTTTTCAGTAGCGACCATTTTATTGCTTACTTCGGTCACGACCTTACCACAACCAATCCCTGTTTGGTAGGATTTGCACGAGACATGAACCATCTCGGGCATCAAGTCGAATAGCAGATCATTGGCAATACTTAAAATCACCCGGTCGATAGGTTCATTCACATAAACCGTGCGGAACTCGTTATTATCTTTTGGTATCTGTGCTGTATGAGGAGGAGAAATTTGATACCTTCCTCTCAACATGGCATCGGCAATTTCTAACCGGGTATGTTCGTTGGTCAGCAATATAAGCTGGTCTTTCCTGATATCCTTGAATACGCCTTTCTCAATTGCTTTTGTCCATCGGTCAATATCGAAAAACATCTGTAATATTTTGTCTGTCATAGTTTATCGTTTTTATGGTTCTAATATCCCCTCAAAGCTATAAATCTCTGTAACGATAAAATCCTCGCCGCCAAAGGTTGCCAGCGATTTCAATTCGTTCAGGGAGTTGCAGTAGAAGAACATATCGTCATCTTCACCGGTATCCCCCGAAAGCTGAATTTTTACATCATAGTTATCATTCGTATCCTTCCATACGATGTGGCAGTTGGCATAATGTGGCTCCTCGCCATTCTCCTTGACAAATACATCAAACTTCTTCTGGATTTCTAACTGTATCTCATCTGTGTCGGATAAAATAACTCCCGTTTTACAGTTTTCGCACCAACCATATAGGAATGCTTCGTCGGTGTAATTCTTGAAAGCTTTGTTGTTGGGGTTAATCATGGCTTCGCAGGAAACATCCGTGCCGCCGCATTTTGTGCATATTACTTTCATATTCTTCTTTATTGTTGTTCGACATCAATTTTGGATAGGATATCAAGAACTATTGTTTTTGCTTGTGAGATACCATCTCTATAGCCTCTCGGATAGCCCTCCCGGTTACACAGATAAGCGTGTGAGGCATTAGCCCATTCGCTGAGTTCTTTAATAGCCGTTGCCATACGTTCTGATTCAGTCTTTATAGATGAAGCGGTTTTCTCTTTCAAGTTCGTATAGAGGGCGTTTTTAGTCTCAAAGATGCCACAATCAGCATCGTACACTTCGACGGTAGGTGTTGTCGCAGTACTTTCAAGCAATGACTCCGTATCACAAAGGTACTCGACAGCACCCCTTTCTATATTTTCGTCTCCGTTATCCAGGGAAAGAGGATTCTTCTTGACTAAATTGATAATCCTTGCATCCGCTTCCTCTTTTGTGTTGGCTTTTACTGTCACATCTACTCGCTGCCATACACTGACAAATAAATCAACCTTATATTCAAATATTTCCATTATCGTTACTTGTTTATTCGGTTATACATTCCGGTGATTTCCGGCTGATTTGCCCGTCTTTTGTCAGGTATTCAGGATAAGGACGGTAGACTTTATCCTTTTTACACCCACATTTGCTGCACCGCCAACGGTTTACACTGACCTGTTCCCATTTGTGGCGAGGCTTGGGGTTCTTTGTTGTTTCCTCCATTGTTTTTGATGATTTTAAACCAATTGTTTCCATATACCATTCTCCTTATAAATTGCGCACTGTATATTTTCAACAGGCTTTTTATGTCCATGTAAAGACCATGTATAGCTGACTCTGACAATTATTATATCCTCAGTTTGTTTCTCAATCTCATGGAATACATAGTTAGTTATTCCCTCTTCTCTTTTGTTCAGCACATCGTAAACCAAACGAGCTACATTCTTTGCATTTTCCATTGTTCTATTTATCTCTTTTCCAAGCATGTTTACGCTTGACGGTTCTAAGTTGGTTGATGACATGCTGCAACATTTCACGGGTGTAGATGCGGTAACTGAAAACTGCGGAGCATTCCCATACATTCCCATGAAAGTCAGCAAATTCTCTGTTCTCATCGAAATAGAACAAGTTTCCCTGTATTTCCAGTGTGTAATCATTCTTTCCCAGCCATGCGAAAAAGTCGAAGATATTTTCCTCACGTGAATAGAAAGCCAAATATTGATAACAGTTACTTCTAAGTGACCGAAGATACTTTGCCAGCTCCCGGCGGTTCCGCTTATCATCATATTTGTTGCCGGTATCAGAACTGAGGGTTGAAATTGGTTTCATGTGCTGGCCGTCCGTAAAAAAGTATGGAGTACGTTTCACTTCCCGGTTATACCACCTGAAATACTGATTATAAGGTTCTCCTTTAACAAGAGCCGGGTGATAGTTCAGTTTACCGGTGTGTGCGTTGATAAGCTGTATCAGTTCTCCAGTACTCAATCTGATGGAGCGTTCGCCACAATAAAATTTTCCGTTTGCCGCAAAACAAAAAGGGTAAAGGTCATTGTAAACAGGCTCTCCGACAAAAAATGTATCACCAGATGCACGTCTCGGAGGCATGCAATTATATAACTCCCGGTATCTCTCTTCTGTGATTTCCCGGAAAGGAGTAATAATGGACTCCCGGTAACGCCTGTTTATTAACTCCAACCTTTCGGGGGTAATGGCGATTAGGTGGGGATTGTTATGCCTGTTACGAATGCCCTTCAGTGTTTCCCTCTTGTCGTTATCGTTATGCACATCGTTGTGCATGATGGCTACAGTATAGCCACGATAACAGCGTGAGTCTATGACATATTTCATACTATAGTTACTTAAAGGGTTTCAACATTAAGGAACCTTTTGGCCGCACGCACGGCATTATCGGTAAGTTTTCGCTGCCATGCCATGTTTGTGGGCGACCAATTGAAACTAAACTCGTGATGCAGGCGGGTTCTTGTGTCCTTGTCCGGTATTTTGTCAAAAAGTATTTGGAGACGATCTATTTCGTAGTTCCAGATAACTGTAACATTGCCGACACGAACCTCTTTGTTTTCCTGATTTGCTTTTGCCTCTTCACGTCCACGGACATTGCGGGCAACTTCCGAGAATTTAAAGAGCTTGTTGCGCTCAGTGACAATAGGTTTCTTTACTTTGGCATTCCACTCTCGGATATACGCTATGGCTTTATCCACAATCTCCACCTTGCCATTATTGGCGTGGGTTCCTATTCTATTAACCAGGTTGCTGACAAACAACGCTTTATCCCCCGGCTCTTTGCCTATGTTAATACTATGGATGATTTCTATACTCCGGTCGATTCTTTTTCGCAGCACTTCCCATTCTTCATCCATCTTTTGGGCTTCCGGTTTATTTCTTTCAATAAGTTCATTTATCACCTTGATAGCTCGTTCACGCCACCCCCGGAATTCTTTATATCTATTATCACTGGAAGTATTGGCTTTTTCGTTACGGCGGGTATTGAAACCTGATGGTCCTGTAATATATGCACTGAGACATCGCCCTTGTGATGCCAGCCAAGCGGAAAAATATCTCTTGTAGTTCTGGATGTATTTTTCTTTTTGCTCTTCAGGCATCTTTGAGAGATCTTCATGCAGTTCTTTCTCGTAGTCTGCAATGATGCTTTGTCCACGTTCTTCCGGGCTTTGGGAGATTCCTCGGTATGAATCATAAGCAAGGCTCCAGTACCCGTCCAGATATCCCGGATGACTAAATTCTACTGCTTCCCACTGGGAATAGTCCTTTTTGAATATGGGAGTTGGATTGCTTTCCTCTCCAACGGTATGTTGGTAGTTACAGTATCCGAATTTTTTGCTCCGATAATTAAACTGAAGCGGTTCACTTTGCGGGTTATCTACACGACGCACCATTGTGACACGGTGTGCAATTCTTTCTGTTAATTCCATGACGTATGTTTTTTATTGATATTTTAAATTATATGGAGACATGAACCCAAATATATTTTAGTGTCTTAATATTCTGGATAATTCTTCTTCTAAGCTGCTCATATCGGCATATCTGTTGGTTCCACCATAGTAGTCTTTCCGGTGTTTGGCAGTTCGTACCAGTAAAGAGCCTCCATGAACCATATCACGGACATCGGGAAGGCTGAAATACCAAAGCTGCCCGTTAGCGGAGTTGAAAAATCCACTGATGTAGAAATGTCCGTTATGACATTCCAGACCGGTACATCCCAGTTTCTGTAAGAGCTTGTTGAATTCAGACTTAAAAGTCCGGATGAACCGTTTAAATTCAGGAGTCGTTTCCGTAGATGACTCGAATCCCATTTTAAGTAAGGTAAGAGTATTGTTCATTTTGATTTATTAAATTTTGATTATTGTTCTTTTATGCAGCTTCGTAATCAAGCAGGTATTTGATGTGAAGCGTTTTACATATATCCTTGGCAGTTTCTCCTCCCGAGTAATCCTCACCGAATATGTTCGATGCACCATAGTATTGGAAGACGTCATATATTCGTTCTGCAACGGGACGTTCCAGCCATTCTTTCCATGTTGCCCCAACATGGGAGCAGAAAGATAGCAGGTCGTTCCGTGCCCAATCGGTAAGGAACATTTGTTTAAGGTCCCGTTCATCTTTCCAACCATAAGAAAATCTTGTCGGGTCATTGGGATTACGATAGAGGCATTGCCAGCTTTTTTCTTTAGGCACATATCTGGTTAGCAATCCGTACTCGAATAAACTCACTACTTTATTGGCATCGGTGCCGTGCCATCGTTTGTGATTTTGCTTACGTGCCATGTGTCTTATTGATAATTTTTATTCGATTCATATTCACACTGTTTTAATAAAGAATAGGAATTACCTACAATTAAGTAGTGGGTAATTCCTATTCTTTTTTTGATTATTTTTGTTTCTATTCTCCTTGCGCTTTACACGTTTACCGACTGGCTTGTATTGTTTAACATTGATTTCTCAGGGTTTATAACTTCATGCAGCCTATTCTTTTTCCGGTTCTTGGCTTCTGGGAAAAGAATGAAGTTTTGACGGTGACGGTTGGAACTGGACTTTGTTTGTTTCTTTTTTGATTTTGCTTTCTGTCTGTTATTCTTTGGGGGCTTAGGGGACTTTATATCAAATGCATCCATGTATTCGTGGTACATCATTGTGAATTCTTCTCTTTCAAAGCCTGGAAAGTTTGTTTGATAGACATCCCAAACATCATTAGCGGAGTAGTCAGGGTGTTTCATCATAATATCGAAAAGCATTTGTTCCATATCGTCATCACCTAAATAATTTTCGGGGAGCATCTCTGCTTCGTGATGATATATTTCCGTACAATATTCAATTATGAACTGTACGAATTCAAGGCAATTCTTTAGGTCACTTTTTACAGTGAATTCACAGTCTGTATGTGGTTCATAATAGCCACAACTTAGATTGATACAACTGATTTCAAGACCGTTGTCACGTAAAGCCTGAATGTCTGTCATTAACCCGTCTGTTGGGGTGTAGCCGAATTGTTCGGGTTGTATTTCGGACAAGAATTGTTCGCTACAAAGGCTTTCCCACAAGATTTGTGTAATAATGTCAGAATATCCCCGCCTGTCAGGTTGTATCACAAAACGGCAGTCGTTAAAGAAAGTGATGTCGGCAGCACCGCTACCGACACAACCAACTTCCTCACCTACAAAAAAGGCTATTTTCAATACCTCATACTTCATCAGGCACTGCAAGGCAATCCATATTCCGTTCTTGTCATCCGCTCCCAGACCTTCCTGGCGACGATTGGATGGCGAATATCCAAAGATAATCTCGCCCGTTTCAATGGCACGGAAATCCTTGCTGTGAAGTCTCTGCACCTGATCGAGATGGGCAACGATGCACGGATAGGACTTTGCCTTCCCTTTGGTGATGAAAAGGTTGCCCATTTCGTCTTCCAGAACTTGTACACCGGGGATATTTTCAAATATGTATCCTTTGATAAAATTACGTATTCGTTTCTCCTTACCACTGAGGGCATGAATCGTATATAACTGTTTGAGTAATTCCATTTTATTGATTTTATATGTTATTAATTAGGCGGCTTCCCCAAGTTCCAGAGGGACTAAGCGCATTCCATAGGGTAAGTGGGTGTTTTCATCAATCTCGTCGTAGGCAACTCCATCGAAGATATAGAACTCACCTTCTTCTACTTTTTCATCAAGTGTTTCCTGGCTGATTGTAGACTTATCGTAGCGATTGAAAACAAATGACCACTGCTGATATTCAACGACATCATCCTCATCTTCAAAATACTCTTCATCGTATTCGGAATAAGTCCAGTTGTATTCCTTGTAAGATTTCTCTGCTTGGTCAAGGCAAGACAAACAGCAATAGTACTCTTCGGTGATTTCCGAGTAATGCCCATCATCTGAAAGGAAATCATCTCCGCATTCCTCACATCTATCTACATCATTTTGGTGGTGGTATTCATCTTTATCTTCCAGATAGACAAAATCATCTAAGTTATTACTATCACAATAATATTCACGTCCTTGTTTATACACACGAGTGACATCGCTGCAAGAATAATCGTGATAATCGTCGTATGCTTCTTCATCGTCATCCCCTTCTATACGCCCGTCCGTGGTGTCAAGTTCAATATCTCCCTTTCCAAAGTTTGTGGCTATTCGTGAATACTCATCGTAGTTCTTAAAACTATCCTGGTAGGAAAGGGTATCTCCATAGTCAAGATCGCACTTAATGGAGAACTCATAATTGCTAAGTGAGTTCCCGTCATTGTCCACAAAAGCACGGGAATCTCCACAACCGGCGCCAACACTTTTATACCCGTCAATATGCCCTTCTCTAATAAGAGCATCAACAAGGGCACGCTTTAAAATATCGTTCTCATCTTTAGAATATTGACGCTCTGCCAATCGCCAGATTTTGCCGTTCTGGTCTTTCACTTCATTGTAGATAATACACCGGGCGATTATTTTTCCATTCTCGTCCTCCAGATAGGCGGCACTGGCTTCTACGGCATCTTCATAAAAACTGTGATATCCGCTATTGACCATACAGCTATGAAAATCCCCCACACAGATACTGGAATCATAGATACGCCTGAAATCCTTATTGACGAAGAGCTTGTTTTGTGGTAGACAGCCCATGGTATGAATTTGCCAGTCTTGTGCCATCTCTTCACACAGGTATGTCAGTACTTGTTCGGGCAATGTTTTTCCAAAAGCGGTTTCAAGGACTATTTTACGGAAGAATTTGCCGATTTTCATTTTAAAGACCCGCCCGTTTTCGGCGTTCACGTAGCGTATGGAATGGAAGTCACCGTCTTCACATAGCCCATTGCTATCGTCTGTGTAATAGAGTGCGCTATGATAAATATTGTTTTTGATATTCACTATGTGGAGCAGATTGGTATCATTCTCCCCAGAGCGTTTTATTTCAGCAATCATCGTCTGTTTGAGTCCTGCCATATCCGATATGTGGAGCAGGTGATAATCGCCTGTAACATTTGCATCGTGTAGCAGTTGGCGGTTTTTAATGTAAGAGAGAAGAATTTTATTCTTACGGCTCTTTACTCCATTGCCGTGATGTTGCATTCCGAACAATCCCTGGAATCCTTCGAAATTGTGAAAATTATAATGTAACATGGTATTGTGTATTTGAATTTCAAGATGGTATGAAAAAGCCGGAATCCTGGCATTTTAGCAGAGTCCCGGCAAAACAAGATAAGATATAAGGCATTATACAGGCTGGTAAACTTTGTTCATCCAGTCCGGAAAGCCCTCTTTGAAGCATTGCTCGGGCGATTTGTATATTTTGCACCAATGCTTTTTGCGAGTTGTTTTTTCAATGTCCTTTGCCTGGACTTGTCGCTTCGGGGAAGTTGGTACATGCCATTTCCCGTTATAAGTCGCAGTGTATTCCCGTTGCAGCTTATCTCCATTATAGGAGCAGACAAAAACGGAAAGATTTTCACCGAGTTTGCCTGAGACAATGAGCCCGTTAAGCGTACCTTTGGCAGCTTTGAAATTTTCGAAGCAGCCCAGACTTATGGTACGGTCTATACTGAATATTTCTACCATATATATATTATGATTTTGTTTTAGTGTTTATGTGGGGCATTAACCTCCAACAATAATCATTCTCTTGTCTTCTGGATTTATAAGTCCAAAACTTAATCCATTCCCAATGCGTTTTATGCCGCACAGTCTAAGTATTCGATCCATACGTTCGATGGGAACCATTCTTTTGTATGAATGATTTGCTACAATTTCAACAACCCTATAACCACAACCTTGTAGGCTTTCAAAGCCCATTTCGTACATAAACAGTACTTCTTTCATTTCTTTTCTCATTGCAAATATTTTTATAGAATTTATTTTTTAGGCGATTTTGAAACTACCGTGTATTCCTTTTTACTTCATCTATTCTTGTCCTGTCAGGATAACAGCGGGGCACAGAGCACACAGTTAAGTGTGATTTAAGCGGTCCTACCGCACTGTGCTCATCCGTGTTATGTCGGGGGTGAGAACTGGCATCTCACGATGCAAAGAAGTAAGTTGAATAAAATTTGTAGTGTGGATATCCGGGAATCGAACCCGATTTGCCAACCATTTTGGCACATCCTGAAGCGTAGTAGTGTGCGGCAATCAGTCACCACACATTATTTTATCTACCTCATTCCAATATGATATGTTACTGGCATATATCTGGCAAATTTCTTCCTCTGTAATACCTTCATGCTCCAGTATGATTTGTTCGTATGCACCTTGCGGTATAAGAGTTACATTGCTGAGAGTGGCAGCAAAAGTTTTCTTGTATTTGGCGGACGTACCGCAGCGAACTGCCACAAGTGACAAGAGCACAAGAATGGCAGATAAAAGAAGTCTTATTTTCACGGGTTACTTCGTTTTAGGGCATACCATTGGCACACAATGATATGCAAGGTTATTAAAAAGCCCGCAAAGTTGGCATATCACCATACAATGCGGGCAAATTACAGATTGCTTAACTGAGTGGGCTTCGATTAAGCCGCTTTCTTTTTCTCAGTCGGGGTGATTTTTTTGTCAGGTTGTGCAACAGCGGGTTTTTCTGCTACGGGTTGTGCAGCAGGTGCGGTTACCGGTGCTTCTTTTTTGTCCTCTGCCTTTTCGTCTTTCGGCAGTGCCACACGGAAACCAAGCGCATCAAAGGATGCTTTTGCAGCCGCATGAATAGCCTTTTTGTAGTCACGTTCGGTTCTTTCAAAGTCCTTTTTCGTTGGCACTAATCCGATGCGTGACCAAACGGACGTTTCAAGCGGGAAACGCTTTGCATCGCCATTGTTTGCACGGAAGATAATCTCCGTCGGAATAGAGGCACGGAATTTTGAGCGGATACCATCATTGCTTTCACGCAATTTCAGTTCTTCCTTTTTCACTGCCCAAAAGGTGATTAGTACATTTTTCCACACGCGGAAAACTTCATTCTGTGACTTGTCAACGGGTTCATACTCATCACCGAAAAAATGCTGTGCAGTTTTCTTTCCGTCTTGACTTGTGTACACTAAAAGAACACCTTTTGCACTGTTTTCTAAATTCTCGAATTGCTCTGCATTTAATTTACTTGTTGTCATAACTGTAATTATTATTTGGATTAATAAATGTTTACTATGCAATAACGCATATTGTGGGCACTTCCGGAATCGAACCGGAAACCTCACATTGCTGTAAGACGTGGCTGCCTTGCCACGTGCCCGAAAATTTGCCTGCATATTTCACCCTATGCACGCAAATTTTAATAACTTTGCATTTGTACAACAACGTGCCAAATAGCCAACTTCACGGATAGGCATACTCCCTGCGCCTCGCAAGATTGCGAATAGAGGCTTCTGCGTATCTAAGTAGGCACTCGAATTACTCCAATTTCGTTCGGGTACATCCTTGGCACGTCCCGCACCTTTTCCAGTGCGGCAGTTAACGGTAAGGCGGGTGGCGGCTGGTGATTATGGGCATGACATTGGCATAACTCTTTTCTCAAGCTCCGTGCAGGGTGTTTTTCCTGCATAGTGTATTTTAGTCCTGGCGCAACTGGGCGCACTTATGGCAGTATTTTTACACCTCCTTATTGTTTCAGTGCTATTCGGGGTACTCCCAATAAAACGTACCTCTGGCACTCGGCTTAGTACACGTACATAGCCGTTTCCTACTTATTCCGCTTTGGTATGCGGTCGGGCGGAGTGTGGTTATTTGACACTTTCTTTAATCGTTCCTTTTAACGAACCTTACAAGTGCGATTTTTACGTAGGGCACTCTCACGTTTTTGTTTCTCTCTTTTTTGAGGCTTAAACTTTCTGTTTTGTAATTTCTATTTTTAATTTGACTATATATTTTTTTGTTGTTTGTTCTCTGTATATGTTTGGCTTTTTTTGCCGTTTGAGAACAACACTATTATAACTAACATTTTTCAATCACACAAATATTTCAAGTATTTTTTTTCATAGGTTTTCTTTTTCAGTCTTTAAACCAATATTGTACGCACACGCGCGAGAAAGAATGATAAATAGTTGAATATCAGTTATTTATAAATAATAATATTTTTATGAAAAAAAAATTGTTTTCTCAAAAGTAAAAATAGAACAGATTATATATACTTATAATTTAATAGTTTGCACTTGATTAATGTTATATCACTTAATATCAATTAGTTATATTGTATTTGATAAATGGTTTATGAAGTGTATTAAAGGGAAAATAAAGAAATAGGTTTCAAATTTCATATTTTCCATTTGATTAAAGAAACAATAGGTTCACTTTTATGAGAAGTGAACCTTATAAACAATTGATAATCAGCGGTGTGATAATTTAAAAAGATTGGGGTGGGTCGCGCGCGCGGTGCGAATGCCATATATTTCCGGAAGGAGAAGTTTCAAGTTTCATTTTGATATTAATTTTAATTGGCATATACTTATATATATAGTAAGAGGCTAAGTATCTGCTTTTTTTAGCTTTGAGGGGTTTAAGTGAAAGATATATAGTATTTTGGCAAATATGCATCATAGACCGATGTTCTAAAATGCCTACTTTCGGCTGTATATATTGCCTGGAGATTTTCCAGTTCCAATAGAGAAGAGAAACTGGGGCAATTTTCTGTCTTATTTATACTTAATGCCGATAATGGATGGTGATAGGGATTCCTACTACTTATATATTTTCAATGCGCCGCTTCATTTATAGAATATATATATGTCGATTATATATAGCTTTGCATTGTAGCTGTTTATGTACTTTTTTGTCATGTTTTTATCTTTAATGGCGCAATGTGCAATAAATGCAAATTTTGAGTTTGATTTGTTTTTAAATACTGTATATTTGTACATCTATTAAATCCATGTATAAAATAACAATGTGTTTTTATAATGAAAAGTAGTCAGCATGTCCGTTCTTACCTTAGCTGTGTGCGGGGAAATGGAGAAATCGACGAATTGGCAATTATCCAGTATTGTGCGGGATTCGGAATTAAGGCGGAATTCTCTAATACCGAGGAAGAGCCACGTAAAATTACATTTGAACAATTTAAAACTTGGTTTAGCTATGATTTTCCTCAGAAAAATGATGTTATAGTTTTTAATGAAACCGGTGTTATGGGCATCGTGGGGAGGATTGGTTACAACAGTTTTGTTACAGGTGCGTCTTTAAGTCCTTCCGGAAAGCTTGAAACCGCCCCTATGGAGTTTAGGGAGCCTCATAAATCTGCTTTCAGGAGCGCAACGGATGAAGAGATGATTCGGATGCAAAAAAGGCTGTATGAGGCCGGCTTATCATGGAACAAGAAATTCGGTAATCTGGCAGGCAGGTTTATGCCGATGGACAATGCATGGATTCGAATAAGCCTGCTTACTAAAAAAATCGGAATAGGTGTTTTTAAAGAGATTGATGCGGTTGGGAATATTATCATGTATTGCGTAAAAATAGAGGACGAGCCCTTACGGTATTCGTTATGCGAGAATATCGGGAAAGCAACCGACTATCAAATAGACATGGTTAATAATGCCGAACGGCGGATATTGAAAATGGAATTTGCGAAAGTAGGGAAACTCTGGAATGGCCATGAAAAAAGAGTCGAGCCGATTGATTTCAGGGTTGCACCGGGAAAGGCATATTACTACATTGATAATTACCTGGAGATAGTTAAGACCCATGATAATCGGAAACCTAAAGATTTAAGAAGATTTTGGTGCGGCAATTACTATACTTGCCGGGAAGAGGCAGAAGAGATTTTGCAACAGACAATCTCCACGAGGAAAATGCAACTGTTAAGGTCCGGAACTGCAGAGGATGTCACTGTTCCGCCGAAGAGAAAGAGAAAAAGGCCGGAAGAGAATATTTTATAGGTTTACTTATAGGTCTTGTTATCTTCAACCTTGATAACAAGAAGTATAAATGGATTAAGAATATGAAGAATAGAAATACTTATTATTACTAAGTAAGCCTCTTTAGAGGCTTACTCAATAAGGGTGTTCTTTTTGGTACTTTTTCTTACTAAGAAAAAGTACATATTATATCTATTATTAGTATAGAGTGCTTTTTGTATAGGGAAAGAGGTACATTTATGGGGTTGCCTGACGAGTTCCCTTTCATCTTGGTCTCCTTCTCAGTTCTTTTAAATCCCATTCTGTGATATCTTGTATCTTCTTTTTCTGTTCAACAAAAACAGTATCACAAAAAGACTTCATTTTATGAATGTCATTCGTAATAGTGAATATCCCTACCAGTTTTTCATATTGCTCCATGTCAAGGGTGTAGATATACTTATTACTTTTGAGTATCCTGCTTAGCAAGCCAATGGATATTAATCTTTTAACACAACGCTCAAACAGCCTTATTCCCAGATTCATTTTAAGGAGTACGAAATCTCTGCTCCATGCGGTATTGTAGCCATTACGTTTCATGTTTTCCATATCCACCAGATGAAGGATAAAAACCACTTCGGCAGAATCAAACAAAAGACTCAGATTCACATAAAACGGGATAAATTTTCCGGGAAGTTTATTTTTTGTATTCATACGTTTTCGTTCTTATGAAGGAGATAAACTAAGACGCTATCTCCCTCCAGTCTTAAAATCAGTTTTATTTGTTTTTTCGTTTAAGTTTATCGGCTTTAAGGAATGCCCCAATAATATCCTTGTTACGTAGGAAGTACTGTACACCCCCAGGAGTAACATAAGTGACTGGCCTGAGTGTGATCTTGCGGGGACGAACATTGTTTTCGTCCTGTTTGGGGTATTTGATGCACAGCAACCCCTTGTTTGAATACTGGCGGGTCGGCATGTTGTAACTGCCGCCTTTACTCTTGCATACGAAGCCGTATTCCCGCAGAAAGCGATAGAGCGTGGTCCTGCCGATGTTACAACCATTATCCGTCAGTAAGAGAGACAGAGCACCTATGGTAATACTTTCTCCATCTTCCAGGACCGCTTCGGCAAATTCGACCATAGGCTTGTTTTCAGCAATCTGTTTTTTGAGTTGCTCGTTACTGCGGAACAGCATGGCCTGTTCTTCGTGAGAAAGAGAAGTGGTCCCTCGCCTGAGCAGTTCTTTGACCTTGTGGTTGCACCAAACCCCAAACTTCGGATTGAGCCAGCGGGCAAATTCAAGAGCCAGGTCTTCGTGCATCCAGGTTCCCTGACCTGTATCTCCGCCCTTTGTAACTATCAGTAAATCAGCCGAAGTGCAAATATGCACATCGGTCAGGGCTTGGATATAATCCTTTGCCTGCTTGGTTCTCAGCCAAAATGCAGGTCTTTTCTTATCTCCAAACACCGTTGCCATCTGAGAGGCATTAATTTTCATACTACCGCTTTCAAGTTGGAAAGTAATCTCCGAGCCTTGATACGTAAAAACTTCGTTTGTCATAAATCGAATATTTTAAAGTGAATATCCAAACTTGCAGTGCCTGGCGCTGCCGATCAATTCATTGCAACCTTGTTACAGCGTCAGTCTTCCGGAATCGAATCGTTGACATAGTAAAATGCCAAGCGACCGGCAATCATGGGCTTATACACCCTATAGCCGTTTTGTTTTGCATAAACCCCGACTGTAACACGGTTTGCTATCCGCGGAGTGTGTTGTTCCAGATGTTCTGCCATTTCTTCAAAGGTCATTCTTTTCTTGAATCTCATAATTACAATTATTAAAAGTTGGTATTAAATGGACTATACCTAAGAATAGGGTAATTCTAATCAGTAGGGTTAATCAGGCAGGCTTTAAAAAAAAATAAACCCCTCAATCTTCTCTATCGAAATGATTGAGGGGTGGCAGCGTAGTTCGCTGCTATGTTGAAGTGAGACAAATGTCTATGGAAGCGAGGTTACCGGTTACTGAAATAAAACCTGCATAGTAATTTTATCAATAAGCTCGCGATTCGCCGGATCTTCCCATTCTTTTGCGATGTTATAACTTAACGACTTGCGGAAGTTGGTGTTATCGGCCTTGATGGAGTGATGCGACAATTTGCCTTCCGTTGGTTTGAGTCCCAAGTCATGCAGTTCACACAGGCCGTCTTTGTGAAATGCACAAAAGCCATTGCCTGCTTTCAGGGGTTGTACCATCGGGATAATACGGTCTATTCTTCTTAATGCGAGCCCTACGCTCCAGCCGGTGATAGCCAATCTGTCGATATAGCCTGCATCTATTAATCGCATGATATCTTCGGGAGTACCCAAGCAAGGGGTTCTGCATTGATTTACACAAGCCTGGCACCTACACTCTACCGGCTTCCGTCCGGTACGTCTAATTATTTTTTGGAATGTTGTTTCTTTCATAAAGTGGTTATTTTTAATCTTCATCAGGGTGTTTGGATTTCCAAAGATTGATTATAAACTCACGACCGTATGGCGTCCATCGTTTTACCGTCCCAAATACGTTTGTCTTGTTGGTCAACGGGTTTGTCCATTCATACGGAAAATCTTTTTGCAAGGAAGAGTATTGGGACAATACTACCCAACCTTTCGCACTATGCCTGACAATCTTGTTTTCCAGAAGAAACTGGTTGAGCCTGCGGGTTGAAATCATCAGTTCGTTTGCGATTGCAGAACTGATGAACGAGCATCTGCTATCCACCAGGTCATTATAGTATTCGACTTTATGTTTGTCCCCCTCTATCTGCTCCTGTAGCTGTTTGAGTTGTGTCAGGGCTTCTTCCATATTGGCGGGCACAGGATAAGCAGCCACTTTCTTGACCCGTTTTGCGGGCGGGCGTGGAATGGCTACTTGCAGGTCATCGTCTTTCATCAGACTTTTAATGCAGAAATCACACCAGGCGGCAAATTCCGGTGAAAGGAAACCTGCAAATTCCAATGCCAGTTCTTCTACCATCCAGGTTCCGCCGTTCTTTCCTCTTGAAGCGGTTATCTGCTGTTCCATGTTTTCCGATCCCCCTTCTTCCACCAGCCTCTGTCTAAATTCTGCCGTGCTGTCAAAACGAAGCCATGCCGTGGGCGACTTACCAAAGGGTTTTGCCATTTCGGTTGCATTAACCATTATCATGTCTTCTTCCATTCTAAAACGGACAGGGTGATAATCCTTATATCTGAATGTCACTACGTCAGTCTTTTCAGAGAGGCTTTCAGCCTCTTTTTGCTGAGATTCACCCACTGGCAATGCCTCTGCCCATTTCTCCATTTTCCGGCAAACTTCCGCAATCGGGCGGTTCTCCTTGCTTATGGGAACCAGGAGCTTGTACAAGTCATCCACATGGATACCCCAGTATTCACGGCCATTCATTTTGAACGCCATTTTTAATGCTGAAGGGCATAATCTCATAGCCTCTCCGTTATCGATCATTGAGCTGCGTTTCAACGCTTCACAAATATCATTGAGGCAAATCCACTCTATCCCGTGCCTCTCGCCCCGGATAACTTTTACTGTGTGTTCCTCAAATTTGACGATGCTGCTGCGTATTTCCTTATTCATTTTCTTTGTTTTTATTAGGTTTATATTTTTTGTTAGCTGTGTTACGTTTTCGAGCCATACTTTTGACCGGGTGATATTTCCTTTCCACTCCGCATAATTTGTCGTACTCCTGCAATGTCAGCGTATCCAGGTCACTGACTTCCACTTCGATATTAGGGTCAACGTGCCGGAAGTAAAAGCCTCCGGTGCTAATGTACTTACCTGTACAAGAGAAAGAGATAGCTTGCAAGTTACCCTTGGACAACTCCGCTGTGCTATGAAGTGAACGGATGATTGCTATCAAAACCCGTGCAGCATTAAAAACTAAGACTTGTTTCGGTTTTTTGAATGTACATTTTTTCATTCGTCGTTTAAATTAAATAGTTGGTCTTTCGATAACCTCTCACTGGCGAGCATCAGAAGCCGGGTATCCGAAAGAGTAATACCTCGAAGCAACATTTCCGATATCCTTTCCAGCATATAGACCGCAAATTCAGGGTCAATATATGCCACAAAAAGAAGTGCCAATGACTCTTCAATTAATAAATGTCCGGTTACTTCGTCAGTAACGATCATGTCTTCCACAGAAATTGAGTAAGCATCACGCGCGGCGTTTTTCCAATGCATAAAACCGATCTCAAAACTTCTGATATTGTGCTTCCTTGCATCCCCTTTTTGCAGGATGTAATAAGTAGCATCAAAATATACAAGACCATCGTCTGATTTCCCAAAGAGCAAATCCGGAAACTCCCCATATTTTATATCCTTACAGGAAGCTGTTTTAAATTTCACTACTTGTTCATAAATACGTTTTGTTAATTTGGATGCAAATATATAACAACCGTTTTATAAACAAGCTAAAATATATGATAATTTAATAGCAAATAATGTTTTTATCATTTGTGTTACAGGATATTACATACATATATAACGGTAATATATATATCAACTTATCCATATATTATCGTGCAATATTATCATCTGATTTATTAGTGTTTTACATGATAATTTACTATATATATTTTCATTTGGGAAATAACCAAATTTGATGCCAAAACTCTATTCTTTTTCAAAAAAGAAAAATGGAGGTAACAACAGAAAATTTATTTAACCATGAACTTTTGAGCAGCATATTTCGGACAAGCAAGAAAACGATTCAAGAATATGTGACCGAGATTGAACGCAATAACCGATACAAGTCTGCGCGTTCGGATATGGTAGCCGGAACCATTCTTGACGACCGTAGCCGCCTGATCGATCTTTATGAGGCATGCCTCCAGCAGGATGCCCACATACGTTCGGTCATCGAGACATTGGAATCGCAAATATTGGGTGACCGCTATATGCTGGCCCACATGAACGAGAAAGGGAAATATATCAAAGACGTGGAGCAGACACAGCTTATCCAGGGTAGCCAGTTCGATAAGATTATCCGGGGAATTGTCGAGGCTAAACTGTTTGGCTATACTCTTCTTGAAATATTGCCGGGCATTAATCCCAGAACCGGGAAATTAGCAGTGGTGAATATTATCGAAAGGCGTAATGTGCTTCCCGATCAGAAAACCGTTGTCAAACGTCAGGGATTGTGGTTGCCTAACTGGAATATTGCTTCGGCAACCTACCAGAGAAACTACGTGCTAATCAACAGCGGAGATATAGGGCTTTTTTCAGCGACCACTCCTTTGATTCTCGCCAAGAAGTTCACCGTAGCAAACTACGTCAATTTTTCGCATACTTACGGTCAGCCAATCGTGCATGGTAAGACAGTCAGCGAATCTAACACAGACCGTAAACGACTTGCCCAGGATATTGCCAATGCGGCCCAGAACAAGGTAATTGTCACGGGAATCGAGGATGAGGTGGATATCAAGACATTCACGATGAGCAATTCGGAGAAGATTTACACCTCTTTAATCGAATTTGTCAATAACGAGGTTGCCAATTTGATTTTGGGCTCGGAAAGTATGGCGGGAGGGATGCAAAGTTATGTCGGAAGTACAAAAGCCCATCAGGATATTTTCAGGGACCGTATCGAAGTGTACAGAAGATATATTGAGAATATAATGAATGAGGAAATTATCCCTCGTTTGGTGGACACGGGATATATTAAATCCGGATTGGAGTTTAAATACAGTAACCGAATCGAGATGAACAATGAAGACCGTATAAAATTATATGGTCTGATTACCGACAAATATGAGGTATCAAGCGATGAGATTGAAAAAGAGTTCGGAATTAATGTGGGCAAGCAGATCAATGTAATGTCTATGGATAGCAATATGCCTTCTGCTTCCGGTGGTTCATCTCACGACAGGCGTATCATGTCGGACGAGGAATATTTCCGTAGATACGGCCATTCGCGAGGAAGCAGGATTGCAAATTTTCTGGCGGGAACGGAGTAAGCGGTCATCTGCCGTTCCCTGAAACAAACCGTGTATTGGGTGAAAAGGCCCGGATACAACCGGAATACCCCGAAGATGATACCCGCAAAGAGTTTTTAGTGATTCTTGCCGCTTTCCGGCGGTTTCTTTCAACCTATGAGAACAGTGCCGAGTCCTGGGAAACAATGGAAGAAATTATCGCCCTCCGTGCCGCTTTCCTGATTGACCGCGCCCTTACCGGGTTACAGATAGACTTTGACGAGGCACTTGACTTGCTTCGCAATCACAACACATTCGTTTCCGAAAAAGAAAGGCAACAGCGGGATGTGTTGGTAGCCGCCATTGATAATCTGGTGGATTTTGCGGCTGCTGAAGAAATGGAAATGATGGGCGCACTTCCTACAGGCCATACCCCGGAAGATATGGAAGAATGCCTGCTTATATGCAGGAAATACAATGAGACATTCGCACGAAGAGAAAATGACGATGTATTGTATGCTGCTACCGTAGCCGCCTGGTGGCTGAATATTCCGGACGAGAACTGGATTACATTTATGACACAGGGAGATGAACGCGTGAGAGCCTGGCACCTGTCACATGAAGGACTGACCTACCGTAAAAGTGAATTTCCTCCGGAATTGATACCGCCTCTTGAATGGGGATGCCGATGCTACCTTTCCGACGGTTTTTCTTCGGTAACCGCTTCGCTCCCCAGCAGTGCCACAGCATATCCGGTACATCCGGTATTCCGTGAAAGCCTTGCTACCGCAGGCCGTATTTTTTCCGGGGCGCATCCTTACTTCAAGACTGCGCTCCGTCCGGAAATAGAAACCATAAAAAGGCGCATTAAAACAAAATTCCATCTATGAAAATAACAGTTGACGAGTTCTGCAACCAATGGCTGAAGGGAGAACGACATCTTATAAGCCAATTTCAAAAAAATGTTTTTGACTTTACCACTGTAACCGGAAATTATTCAAAACGGTTTTTCAGGACTTCTTTTTTAGCCGGAGGGTTTTATGGCAGCGGACAAGCTTGGAAACCTCGTGAATCGAGATGGGGGAAGAAATTTACCCACCCGGTGATGAAGGATACCGGAATGCTGGCAAGCAATATCAAAGGAGATGAATTTGCCCGGGAGAACAACTGGACCGGCTGGTGTCATAACGGGAAACGTCTTTTCAAGCGGGGCGCCCGGTTTGACATCCAGTCGGAAGAGATAGGATATGCATCAAAGGGAAAACGCGGACGCAATACAAAAGCTAAAGGATATGCCGCTATACACAACACAGACCCCCGTTTGTCAGATTATACCGTCAACCAGTATTCGTCCCGGCGGCCTGTCTGGAGGCAATTTATCGGATTCAGCCCCAAACTGGACGCTGATGTGAACGACCATCTTACAAAAATATTATTCAGAAACATGCCACGCCAATGATAAAAGACAAAAACCTTTCCACACCGGCACAGGAAAAAAGTAAAGTATCCGTTCCGGAAGAAGTAACGGAAAACCCGTTTGTAAACATGTACCAAGCAGTCAAACGGGCCATACTTACTTTACGTGAGGACCCGGATAATCCGGAAAGCGAGCCATTTTTCAGGACGATTGCCATTGATAGCGGGCAATTCGCCCGGATAGTAAGGGACGAAAACCTGGAAACGGAGATTGCTTTTCCCGCCGTATTTATCCACTTTATCAACGTGCGTTACCTGGTACAGCAACAGCGGATAGGCGAAGGACGAGCTACGATGCGTATCCGGTTTATCCTTAACACCCTGAATAACCAGGACCCCGAGCGCGAATGCGATGCGTTCTGGGTATTCCAACGCCTGAACATAGCTATTCAGGATGCCAAAAACCACGAACCCGCACTCAATGAAAGGTGTAACCTGACCTATTTTGACATGCCTGTGACGGTCAACATGTTACAAGCCTATTGGATTGATTACGAGGTTTGGTTCAAAGAGACTTCCGCCTGGAAATACAAGAACTGGGTTGAAAGATACCTTGTCATGCCACCCTTTACCAACCATTCAGATGCGCCGCTGCATGATGAGAATGGACATGGCAATCACAACCACCCGTCATATAAAGAAGCAACCGGTTATGTTCTCTCCGTCGAGAAGGACGAAGATGATAAAGAAGAAGAAACACCGCAGCCTGAACCTGTCGGATAACCGTTTATCAACATATCCGGCTTTGCACCCCTATTCTTGAGTAAAAAAGAATTTATGACAATAAACGATTTGAAATACGTTGTCGGGGAAGCCAAAGCCGGAGATATTGCCACCATACGTTTCTCCGGCAAGGTTACGGAGGATTCCACTGCCCAGTTCAACCGGGAGTTTGAGTTTCTGGAGAATGTGATTTGCCCCCGTCTGATACGGGTACTGATCAACTCGGAAGGCGGCAGCGTCCTCTACGGGATGTCAACCTATTCGACTATTCAAAATTCCACTGTTGAAACAGAGTGTATCATTGAGGGGATGGCGGCGAGTATGGCATCTATCATTTGGGCGGCAGGAACCCGGTCATTGATGCGTGACTATTCTATCCTGATGATACATAATCCTTTTCTGCCCTCGGTTGATAATTCGGAGCCATCCGACCTTGTTAAAGCGTTCACTTACCAGGTCGAAATGATTTATCGCAAGCGATTCGGGCTAAAAAAAGAGCAGGTGCAAGCGATCATGGATGGGGAGGCAGGTAAGGACGGCACTTATTTCAATGCGCAGTCTGCCGTCAAAGCCGGTATCATTCCGGCAGGCAACGTTATCCATACCTCCAAACAGTTGTGCGACAAGGTAAAGAATGAACTTGACCTGACGAAGGACATATCAGAAATACAAAACCTGATGAACCGGATTTGTAGCGAGGCCGCGCCGCTGGAAGTCGAAAATAAACACTTTCGAGCTTCCCTCCCTAATCTTAATCAGAACATTGAGAACATCAAAAACACACTTATGAATGAAGAAAAAACTCCCGGAATAGAATTTGGTGCGGTTGCCGCAACGCTGGGCATGAAAGACAGCGATGTCAAGGATGTAATGGCACGCATTTCTACGCTTATGGGCGTTGAAGCCAAGCTGGATACCGCAAATAAAGCGTTGAATGACGCCCAGTTGGTTATCGCCGGTAAAGAAGCCACCGTACAGAACCTACAAAAAGACCTTTCCGAAGTCAAAGCAAAACTGAATATTTATGAAACCAGAGAAGCCGACGAAAAGAAAGTAAAAATCAAGACACTGGTTGAAGCGGCAATTAATGAAGGCAAGATCAACAAGGGTGCGGAAGCCCAGTGGACCCAGATGGCAGCATCCAACTATGATCTGGCAGAAAGCACGCTGAAATCCATTCCCGCGCGTGAAATCATCTCCGAGGAGATCGCTTCTGACCCTGATAACATCCAGGCTACGGTACAAGGAACCAGAACTGCCGAAACAATCATGGCTGAGAGAGTAAAAGCTGTGGTAGGCGAAAACTTTGAGTTCAAGAAAATGTCCTGATAACCCATTACCCCAATTAACCTCAAATCTTAAAAAAACATGGCAGAAGCAGCTAATACAGTATCCTTTCTCCAAAATGGCTATAACGGTGAGGTCCTTGAAGACTTGCTCACCTATACGGCCCAAGGAAACGATACGTTTAAGGAAGGATTAATCCACATCAAGAGCGGTATCCAACATAAATATACCTTGCCGTCTATCCGATTGGGTGACATCATCCAGGATAATGTACCCACCCCGACGAGCACCCATGGCGCTAAAGGTGAGAACGGGGAAAACGAATACGAATTCACCGAGCGTTATCTCATTCCACAGGACTTTATGGTGTATTTGGAGTTCAATCCCCGCGACTATGAGAAATACTGGCGTTTTGCCCAACCCGAAGGCAACCTCGTCTTCCGTGAGCTAGACCCGAAAATTCAGGCAACCATGCTGCGTCTTCTGATGGACAAAAAAAACGAGTATATCGGCAACGCTATCTGGACCAGTGCCAAAGGCGGATCGGCGGTAGCTGGAATTACCTGTCCGGCAGACTCTCTTATCATCGGACGTGGCAAGGAGAAATATTTTGATGGGGTAATCAAGCGTATCATCGACAACATCAATGCCACGGACAGGGAAACCATTGCAGGCGGACAATGCGTCCTTTCAGGCAACACGGAACTTCCGGACGGTGCGGCAGTAGAAAAAGCACTGTATGGCATGTGGAAGAAATGTCCCAAGCAAATCCGTAAGAAAGCCGGACTGACATTCCTTATGAGTTGGGAGGCTTGGGATGCCTATGACCAATATATAACGGACAAGATGGTGAAGTATTCCGAGAATACGGAAGTAAACCGCTATCGCTTTAAAGGGAAGCGTATCATTCCCTTGGTCGGAGTACCTGAGCATACGATTGTCTTGGGAGAATTTACCACCGGCATGAACTCGAATCTCTGGATGGGAGTTGATTATGCAAACGATACCGAAGTATTGAAAGTGGACCGCCTGCAAAGCAACTCGGAATTATTTTTCTTTCAAATGAGGATGAAGATGGACGTGAACATCGTCCGACCGGCTGAAATTGTAGTTCATACGGCCTATAAAAAGGCGGCTGATGCGCCCGGAAGCTAACCTTTGATTTATATACGGGGGAATGGGGATTCATTTTCCGTTCCCCTTTTTCTATCACTTCCACATATCTCAACTTATGGCAAAACAGAAAACAATTACAGAGGGGGAAGAGCCGGTTATCCCCCTCATTGAAGAAAATACCACGCAGACACCGGTGGAGGCTTCAGTTACATCTCCTGTAAAGAAGGCAAAGGAGAAAGAGCCGGAACCAAACGGACATACATTGGATATCCTTCGTGCTTTTCCCGCTTATGCCTCCATATACATAGACAATCAGGGAGGAATCTACACTCCCGACACTCCGGAAAGAATCAGAGGTAATGCGGTGCTTTACACAAACCCTTACCACAAACCTTAAATCACAACAAGAATGGCATTAGGAAATGTAGTAATAAAAACAACAGACGGAAATATTCCCCGCGCTACGGCGTCAGGAAATGAAAAAGTCACCGGACTACTGTTTGACGTGTCCCTGCAACCGGAGCTTTTTACCGCTAGTTATGGGAAAAACAACGAGGGGAACCTGGCACTCAATGATGTTGCTTATATAACAAGCCGTAAATCGGCCAGTCAGGATTTTGGCATTATCGAAAGGGTGTCCGCTACTGAAGATGAAGAAAACAACCTGAATTTCTATCATGGCATTCCCGCCTATCACATCCGTGAGTTTTTCCGCATGAGCGGGAACATCGACGGTAATGGCAGGCTGTATGTCATGTTCGCCGATTGCAGCCAGAACTGGGACGCTATTGATATTATGCAGAGGGTTTCGGGCGGTACGATCAACCAGTTGGGGATTTATACCGAACAGCCACTCTGGAGACAAAACGGAGCTGAGGAGAAATACACGCTCAACTTGGTAAAGTCCGTTAACGACAAGGCGGTAGCAATGGCCGAGCAGCACCAGCCATTATCTATTATCCTGGCAGCAAACTGTTCCAATACCGGGGCTGATACGGCAGAAGGCAAGAAAATTGACCTGAATAAAATTCCAACAGCACTTTGCGAATCTTCCCGTACCAGCGTAATTTTCGGACAAGCCCGTTCGACATTGGTTTCGACTATGCAGAAAGCCAATAAAAACAACACTCCCGTCGGTTTCCTCGGTGCCATGTTGGGATGTTTGGCTAAAGCAAATGTTCAGGAGTCCGTGGCGTGGGTCAAGCAATTCAATTTGTTTGATGACAATTTTCAAAACATCGAGCTGGGCTTCGGCGATATAAACCAGACCGACGGGGAGGAATTTATCAGTCTGAATGCCTATGAGTCATTATCTCCCACTCTGTTGGACGATCTCGATGATAAAGGGTATATTTTTCTGATAAAATATGCCGGTCGTGAAAATGGCATTTACATTTCAAAGGACCAGACATGTTCCGACGGTGATTTTCGGACTATTGCCCGGAACCGGACGATCAATAAGTCAAGACGTGCTGTTCGTTCTGCTCTCTTACCTTATGTAAATAGCCCTTTAATGGTCAATCCGACAACAGGATTTTTAGCTCCTTCTAAAATCACGGCATTCAAGACACTCATCAGCGACATTCTGAAAAAGATGCAGAGCGACCAGGAAATCAGCGGTTATTCAGTTAATATTGACCCTAATCAGAATGTGCTGGTTGACGATATGCTCCGTATCAGTTATGTCATTGTACCTGTGGGAGTAGCCGTGAAAATTTATGTCGAGGAAGGACTTTCATTAACCGCTAAATAACAATAAACTATGGCTGTAATTAATAATGTCGCCTATTCCTGGAGTATGATAACACTGGCTTCTACCGCACTGGGCATCGAGGAAGGCAGTACAACATTGGAGGGGGTAAGCGGTATCAAATGGAATAAGAAACGTAAAGTCGAGAGCAATTACGGTCTTGGCGGGCGACCCGTGTCAAGAGGTTTTGGGAACATCACCTATACCGCTTCTATCACTATGGACTATGCTACCCAGCAAGCCTTACGAAGTACATACGGTTCGCTTATGGATATCGGAGAGTTCGATTTGATCGTTTCTTTCGCAAATCCGATGGGCACGGATGACTGGGATACATCCAGTGTAACCTTAAAAGGATGTATTTTTAACGAGGACGGGATGGAGAGCCAGCAGGACGATACTAACATTACGCACGAGTTTGACTTGAATCCTTTTGATATTCAGATTGGGGATGGATTATCTTTATAAATATATTTGCATTTATATTACCTTTTTCCGATAAATACCTTTTTAAGATTTACCGGGAAAAAGGTAATATAACATCGACTCATTTTTTATGTTCTTTGTATTCTGTACAATATTTTTCAATTTGTCGAATAGATGTACGATAAATTTCTCCTGAAAATTTAAAATCAGTCTTATTCTTTAAAATTAAGCTAATACTTTCTGTTATACTATTGTGATTAACTATTATAGAGTATGGATAAACACTATATTCTCTCAGTGTCAAATGTGTAACATAAAATGCCTCAATTCCATCAATGAACATTGATATATTTTCTTCTCTAATAGAATCCAATATTAAATCAATATGTTTCAACTGTGTTGATAGAAGGCTATCTATTTTTGCTTTTCTCCGATAAAAGGCTGACTTTCTTGTATAGTAGTCAACCAAAAACAAAGTCAGGACAATTTGAAAAATAGATTTATACCATTCTTCTACAAACTTATATCTGTCAAAGGAATCGTAACATACCCCTAAGAATATATTCGGAGATATAATTCCAAACAAAACAACTATCGGAATTACGATTTTTTTATATCGCCCTATAGCAGTGGAAAATCTTTTCAGTAAATTCATTAATTTCTTTCCGCAATCCATCCAATTCATACAAATCAAAGTTTCTTCTTTTTCCATAATCACTCATTTTATTTACCATCTGAAGTGAAAACAAAAAGCATTTATCCTCAGCAGGTGAAAAATATTTTATATATTTCTCCAATTCAGCTATTTGAATTTGAGATATAAATATTTTCTCTTTTTCATAGAAAAAACGTAAATATTTAACAACTTCTTTAAATCTTTCAGTTTGTTCTCTTACCTCTATACAGTCCTTAATATTATATTTATTATTTTCATCATAGTCTATATCATCTTTCATATAAACAATGTATTCAAATTTTAAATACAAGTCTTTGAGATAGTAATGGCCAAGAGGTAAAATATGAAATTCATCAATATCATTTACTTCTTCTTTTTTATCTATATACAAATGCTTATGATTAGTTATTAGCCCTGCATTATTAAAGCGTTTCAATACTCTTTTAATGGAATTTCGTAAAGCCGTATCTCCATCTTTTAGCAAAGGCCTATATCTTTCCACAAATTCATCTAAATTGGAAACACGTCTAAATCTATGAAAATAAGCCAATATATGCAATCTTATTAAATATGTATTGGCATGTTCCCCACCATTACATAATACATTTATAATAAAATCATTTTCATTAGTTCTGGTATGTGGAAAAACAGACAAATAATTATTTGTGATAATGGAGGTATAGACTATCCATATTGGCAAAGAATCCTCTTTGATGTCTATTGATATTAATCCTAAAATTTTTTCCAATTTTATATAGCCAGAACTCAAATAGGTACGAAGCAACTTTTTAAGACTTCGCAAATCTCCTCCAGACGTATTCTCTAAAAATAATTTAGCTTCATAAGATAGCGCAACTCTACAGTAATTTTCAACAAAAACATTAATATCATTTGGCGTGATTATTTTATTTTCTACTACAATATTTACATTTTTAACAGAAGCATTGATTTCATTTTTAAATTTCGCTAATGATTCTGTTAGAAAAGTACTGCAATCTGGTATCTCCAAAGGAAATTCAACTGGAGATATTGCTTGAAAAGTTTTGCACAATTTAATTTGCTGATAAGTGTTTGGCCTCATTACTAAGATTGTCTTAAAATAATAAATATGTGACAATCTATATGTTTCATTAAATAACCATATCACAAAATTATATTGCAAAGGATCCAAATCATCAAAAATAAAAATAGGTTCTATTTTATATTCTTGTTGAATAAACTGCAAACTGTAAAGAATAGTTTCAAATCGTTTTAATTCTACATCTTGAAGTGCGCAAACCTTTTCCAATTGTTGAGATGTCGTTAATATACCTTTATCTACCATATCTTCTAAACGACGACATTTGACGGAATATTTTACATATTCTTTTTTAGGTTTTAAAAAAGTCCAAAATTTATCATCGATATTACTTAAAGATTTAGCAGTGTATTTACTAATATTATCTGATAATAACTCATAAAATAAATTTTCAAAATTTTCTTTTTGAGCTGTGTTGAATTTATTTAGATGTCTATTAAATGATACATAAATTGGTAAAACTGGGTTTTGGGGATTTTTAGGTAATAAATGATAGTAAACATTTCTAAGTAGAGTTGTTTTACCCCATCCTTGTCTTCCAGTAACAACTAACATTTTCTTTTCAATATTAAGAGAATAATCTATTAAATCATTCTCGAACTTATTCAGATTTTCAAATCTATATCCATTCACCTCCTTTGAATGTAAAGAGGTAGGAGCTAAATTCAAGTATCGTTCCTCGTAGAATTTTTTTTCCAAATCAGATTCCTGATAACAAAAATGTTCATTGTAAAATGAAGCATTATCTAAATCAATATCAGGGATATCACAAAATATACTATGGAATAGACATTGAAACTCTGTATATATGTCATTTTCAGATAGTTTCTGAGGTGTATGTTTTTCTATAAGTTTCATAGCAGTAACATTTAAGTTTATCGTATTTTTTATTGAATGCAAGATAAATATTTATTTTTTTAAATGCACATTTTCAAATATAATTTTGCATTTTTTAATTTAAAGCTTTTACTTAATAAGCACCAATAATGCCATTAGATATCTTTTAATCTGTTTTTAGTTTAGCTTTTCTCAATCTCTAAAATAAATCCTCGTATGAATAATATTGTATTGAAGTTGGCCAAGCAATAGGATGAGCATATCTACACACAAATGATAATAAAATAAACTTTCATACTATCTAAGTCCTATTCTTTGATGTATTCAAAAACACAAATGTATGGAAGAAAAGACACTTAGTTTAGAACAAGAGACTGAAATCAAGAAGAAAGCCCAGAAACTGAAGGAAGAAAAGAAGTTGAGGAAAATATTCCCAATGGTTATTTTCGGTGATACTTCCACCGGTGAGAAAGAGTTCTATGTAGCTTATATGGGAGAACCTACTTTTCCGCAGTTTTCCAAGTTCATGGCTGCCTCAAAACGTGACGAGGTAAGTGCGATGCGGTCACTGGCAAAAGATTGCTTCCTGGACGGTGACAAAGAACTGGTGGATGACGAGTCTCTGTTCTTGTACGGGCTTATGGGACAGTTATCCGAGATCATCGCTACCCGCCAAAGTACGCTTGTTAATTTTTAACCACCTGGGCTGTAGATGACGATCAACGTATAAGGCAGCGAATGATCTACATACGCCACTACTTCCCAGGTATTGACCTTAACTCCATAACAGATGAAGAATTCGCCATGCTGTCGGAGGAAGCCTTATGGCTTCACCAACAGATGTTAATTGCCAAAACCACGCAGCCTTATCTTTAAAGAATTCCATTCTTGTTTGTTTTTCGGCCCCTGTAACGCTACCCGGCTTGCAGGGGCTTTTCCCATTTAATCCCATCTGCTGTTAACCGGCTATTCTTTATACAAAGAGAACTACACCTATGACCCAAGAAAGAAATTACCAGGTAAATTATACGATTGCGGTAGACGCTACTTCAGGAACCAAGCAGGTCATGGCTTTTGCCGATTCGATAGGTCATTTGGTAAAAGCCAAGGCCGACCTTACCCCGGCAATTACCAACATCAAAAAAATGATGACGGATATTGACGCCGCTTTTCGGACTAAAAGCGGAAAGAAGCGTGATTATTCGTTTAAATTCAATATTGACACTAACGATACGGAAGCCAAGCTGAACCGTGTCAAAATATTGCTCACGGACATTGGTGAATTGACCAAAGGCGTAAACCTGGTTATCAATGCCGGGCAAAAGGTTAATACCCGGAGTATCAAATCCCAGGTACAGGCACTTACAAGCAAAAAGGAACTGGAAAGGCGGCAAGAGGAAAACCGCCAAAAGGCTACTACTGCGGCAAAATCTGTACTGGATACGCAAAAGATAATCACCCGCTCGATTGGAAAAATACATGCTGCCATTGCCTCTTTGGAAAGGGGACGTGAAGTAAATATAAAAACGGAAGTTGCCAAAAGCAGATTGGAAGATTTGCTGCAGCTTATGCGGCAGCTCAAAAAAGAGTCCAATTTCGGAATGATAATGCCGGGAGGTCCAGCTACAAGACCTGGTAGCGGAGCAGTCGTTCCGTATGCTTACCATCCGGAGAAGCCATTTACCCTTTCTCAGAAGGGACAGGAACGGCTGTTTACCGCACAGAAACTATATGAACAGAAATCCGCTCTTTCCATTCAGGAAATGGAGGCAAAGCAGCGGCTTCAAAGTGAAGAGAATGCGGCCAGGCGGTTGGAGCGGGAGCAGTTCCAGGCACGGAAATTACAAGGCGAAATCCAAAAAATAACCCTTGAAAACCAGTTGCGCATTGAGCGTGATGCGGCTCACCGCATGGAAAAAGAACTGGAAAGAAAGAGGAAAGAGGAAGAGAAGATACGCAAAAAAGCCCTTTCCGACCGGGAAAAGCAAGAAAAGGAGAAGGCAAGGCTTGACCGCCAAAGTGCGGTACAGGCTATACGGGAGATGCAACGGAGGGTGAATACCGGCAATGCCCTTCACGGAAAGAAGCAACGTGCCGCCATCAACCGCATCCAGTATTCCAAAGCGCCTTCCATGCGTGCCCTTCCCATGGTTGGTGGCATGATGAATGCTTATATGGCTTACAGTTTCATCAAGTCCGAGCTTCAGGGAGCCATGGAATATGCCAATACTATGGAGTCGGCACGCAGTATTCTACGGGTTGCGGACAGAGACCTTTCCACCTTTGATACACGCTTTGAACAGTTGGGGCGGAACATGCGACAAATCGGCATTGATACAAAATTCACCGCTGTACAGATTGCCTCTGCCACCAAGTTTCTTGCGATGGCCGGCATGGATGTGGCAACTATCAACGCTTCCATGCGGCCTATTACCAACCTGGCCTTAATCGGTGACAATGATGTGGGTTTGATTGCCGATCTTACCACCAATATCATGTCGGGGTATAATATCAGCGGTAACAGCATGGGAAGCGTAGCGGATATTATCACTTCCACTATTTCCCGTGCGAACGTGAATGTGGTGGAAATGGCCGAAAGCTTCAAGATGGCGGCCGGCTACCTTAAACTTGCCGGAGTGGATTTCACGGAGGCTTCCGCCGCCATAGGTATCCTGGGGAATGCAGGCATGAAAGGCACGATGGCGGGAACCGCCCTGCGTGCAATGGCTACAAGGTTCGCCAAGCCCACCAAACAAGCGGAAGAAACACTGGACAGGCTGGGTGTGAAGTTCACCCATTTTGTTGAGATAGCCGGAAAGAAGGTTGAAAAACTCCGTCCGTTGGCAGATATATTCAAAGACCTTCATACTTCCGGAGCGAGTTTGGAAGATATGATCGCCATCTTCTCGAAAATCGGGGGGAATGCAGCCATGCAATTCGTGGTGAACTATGACAAACTTCGTGTACTGACGACACAAAACCGGGCATCGCACGGGATTGCAAGCGAGCTGGCACTAGTCAAGCAAAACACTGCTTCAGGACTCAGGGCGCAAATGACATCGACGCTGACAGAGAGTTTTATGCAGGCGTATGAGGTCATAGAGCCTGCTATCAAAAGGGTGATGAAAGATTTCCTTTCCAGATTCAAGGCAAAGGACTTCGCACAAGGACTTGTCTCCATTGGCAGGGCATTGCTGGATGTCTGCACCTTACTTGCCAATATCGCCACATGGATGACACGTAACTTTCACTGGATAGAACCCCTGCTGTTTACCGGCTTTGTAGCTACACGGCTGTTCAAACTGGCGGGAGCGGTCACGAACCTGGGAGTGGCCATCGGCTTTATCGGCAAACAGTCCGTCGCGTCTTCCACCCTCCAACTGATCGCTTCCCTTACGGGTGGCGCGGGTGGTCTTAAAGCACTTTCTTTCGGGAACAAGCGTGTCATTGTCTCAGCTCTACAGGGAGCGGGCATTACCGGAAAGGGAGGAATGAGACAGGCACTGGTCTCTTCCGGTGTTATGGGTAAAGGCATGGCCCTGCGCGGGGCCTTCACTTCCCTCTTTGCCAACCAGGTTGCAACAGGAAGCGGCATTACCGGGGCGGTAGCGTCTTTATCAGCTATCGGAACGGGGGCTGTTGCCGCTACCGCAGGCATTACCGCACTGGTGGGCGCGTTGGGATGGGTGGCATACAAGACCTGGCAGATCAAGCAGGCAAAGGATGCCGTTCTGGAAGAAGTGAATTCCAATCAAAAATATCATTACCCTTCGATTGAAGCACTGCATGAGGCACTGCGCAAGACTTACAAAGAGGCACTGCGTGCCAAGGAAGCGGTAAAAGGAGTAACGGAAGGCAAGACTTTAGAAGAAGAGTCGGGTCAGAAAATCGGAGCATTCACAAAGCAGTGGTGGATTGCTTTTTTATCGAACATGGCGGCGAGCCAAACCCGTACTGTGGGCGGCGCTACCCCGACCTATACGTTTGATGACGCCTATCAGCAGAATACAAAGGATGCAATAAACATTATCGCACGCAAAAGCGGGCAACAGCAGATAAATGCCGCTTATGCCGCCCTGGGTGGCCTTTCCGATCCTCTGGAAATCGGCGCCTTTATTGACAACATCGAGACGAAATACAAGTATGCCCCCAAGCTGTTGGACAAAAAGCTATTTACAATCAGCGACGGCAAAGTCACATACAAGCCAGGCATGGAAAATATTTCCGCTCGCGATGCAATGGGGACGCCTCATTTTGCAGGATACCAAAATACGGAAGTCCTCCGTAACATACGCATAGGGGCAGAAAGCTATCTTGATGCCATGCGTTCACAAGGGGGTGCCATGAGAAGACTCCGGGAAAGCGGTTTTAATTTTACCGAAATTTTTGATAAGGGGTTCTTTCTGAAAAATGGCAAATGGATGCAGAAAGAGGCGGGGAAGGACGCCACGGATGAACAGAGACGGATACTGATGGCCGGCAAGCAATTTGTCAAAGACCGGCTTATCACCATGATGGCTACGCTAAGGGATTTGTATGGAGGAAACGAACAAATAGCGGAGAACATTATGAAAAGAGCCGGTTTCAGTGAATTGCTTTACGCCAACGAGCCGGGGTATAATGACGAAAACCCCTTCAATGCGATGCGTATAACCACTGACGGTGCTAATGACAGGATGGCCGGAGGGAATTATAGCGGAACAGGAAAACTATCCTCCGCAGCACCTAAACAAGTAGTCGTGCAAATCACTAATCTTTTGAGTGTGGGCACCATTGACCTGATGAAATCCAAAGAAGGACAAGAGGAAGAAATCAAAGGCTTGAAAGAGCAACTGGCACAGGCACTTATTGATGTGGTGCATGAGTTTGACGAAACCTGGTACGGATAAAAAAGGTATAACTGTTAATCAACAACAATATGGGAATTATCAATATAGGATTAGGGAGCCTCCTGAGTGGCGGAATAATCAGTCATGGGACTGCGGAGAGCTATGTCAGCAATATCGCTCGTAAATCACTGGGGCTGGGATTGTCAGAGTTTCAGGATGGTTCAGTGAGGTATTTCAGCAAAGACAAGGAAATACTCAAAAGAGCGGCCGTACAGACTGCTTCCCAACTGGCTTACGGGATGCTGCGTTCTTATCCGAGATATATCAAATACTGGGAACAGGTTGAAAGGGACAAATACCTCAAAAACAAGTCGCAAACGAGCCGGGCCAATGTAAACGGGCAGTACCGCCAGTTAATCGACCGGCAACAGGCCCTTGCAGAAGAAAAGAAATATGCAGACACTATCGTGGGAGAGATTGTAAAGGACTACCTGGAACTGGAAATTCCGGGAGAAGGCTCCTACTATGATTATCAGTCGGGTAAGGTAGAGCAGAACAGCAAGTACGGGCTGGTCAAGTTTGCGGACCTGCAGCCGGTGGTACAGGTGAGTTCAAAAAACAATGTCCTGTTGACGACCGTGCAGGGACGGGATTATACCCGCAAGGAGCTTGTCAGCGGTGGCGACCTGGAAATAAGCATTCACGGAAAGATAACGAGCAAGTATCCGGACGTGTACCCGGAAGCCGAGGTAAGCAAGTTCCTTAAACTGATGCAGTACCGGGGAGTAATAAACTGCGATAATACTATCCTACGGCAATTTAAGATTACCCGCCTGATTGTTTTGAATTACTCGCTGACCCCTTCAGAGTGCCGTAATCTACAGCCCTACACATTGACATGTGTAGCTGTAGAACCTTCGGAAGCGGTTGAACTGAAAATCGCCGGACAGGAAGAAGTGGACCGCTCCATCAGTGATGTAAACAAGTGGCTCCAGTTCGTAAGGTTCGGAACACGCGTGATAGACCCCGGTTCACTTATTCAATTTACCAAGCAATGGATATAAGCACTTTGAATGTATTATGTTGCCGCATTACTATCGGCGATGCGGATGCCGCCAATCCGATGAAGATTAATAATCCGGTGGTACTGACAGAGGTTGAGAGCATTGAAATCAATGAATCATATAAAAAGCTGATAGGGACAGCGAAACTTACATTTCCCAAAGGCACGGTATATAAAAGTACCGTGCTGGGGGCCGCTACGCTGGAAGGCAAGGACGCTTCAAAAGTTACGACCGAAATCATGCAGGACGGGGTAGTCATTGAAAAGCGCACCTCCCAAAAAGCGCTTGACGATACAAGCTTTAAAACCGGACAGCGGGTAAATATCAAGTTAGGATACAACGGTATCCTGAAGGATATGTTCAACGGATATATAACAGGCTATAATTCCGACTCCAAATTTGAAATACAATGCGAGAACATGGCTTACAAGTTGAAGTTGAAGCAAGCCCCCAAATTTGAAACTCCGGCATCGGGAGCAAGTGTGAATGATATATTAGGTGAAAAGTATGGGCTACTCAAGGATACCGGTTTCCAAATCCACAGTGAGACAAAGAAATATAATATTCAGGTAGGCAAGATAAAGATAACAGATAATTTCACGGTAGCTGATATTCTCTCGGAGTGGTCCAAATATAAGGTTTACTGCTTTTTAAAGTACGATGAAAAATCACCGGACAGTATGCCCGCCATTGCTGTGGGCAGACCTTATTCATCGTCGAAGAGCCAGCCGGCTTTTCCCGGTGACCCGTCGGGACCGTTTCAAATAAGATTTGATTACCATGTAGCACAGAGCGACCTGAAAATTTTGAAAACCGACCCTAGGTTTTTGGCTGTTACCGGCAAGGCTCTGGGAGCGGATGAGAAGTTTTTCGAGGTAACAATCCGGTTAAATCCGGATTATGACCCGACGACGGCAGGCAGCAAAGAGTTTCAGACCATCAATGCTACTCAGATCAGTAAAAAGACTCATAAAATAACGGGGAATACGACTGCCAAAGGTGCGGCAACAAAGACCAAAGTTGACCTCAGTACCTATACCATCGTGCCTTATATGAGTCCGAATATGCGAATCAATTCGGATAAGCTGGTTGAAGAAACAATTGAGTATTTCAAAAGTTACAACCTGAACGGTATTACGGGGAGCCTAACCCTGTTTGGTGACCTGGCCCTAAACACTGCCGTTCAAGTGGAACTGACAGATGACCGTAATCCGTCCAAAAATGGCATTTATCTGGTGGATGAGGTTACGACCACTTTCGGAACAGGCGGGTATCGGCAGAAGATTACTCTTCCTCAACGAGTGCGTAGTTAACATTCAAAAACAGTCCGTAAAAAGAATTACGGACTGAACTGCGATTACATATCCTCCAAAGACAAGCCTTTGTACCGGATGTCATAATCATGATACTTTCTCACAATATCCATCGCCTTTTTTTCAAGCAATGGCAGACTTATTTTTTGTTTATTACGTTTTACCTCACAAAACAAAAGTTGTTTTTCGTAATCGTTGACTGCCACAATATCTATTTCATTTTCACCTTTGCTGTTCCAGTAGCCTTGAATGTCAGAGAATTGTTTTGAGTCAATCATCATCGCTCTGAAATACTTTTCCAGGACGATTCCACTATAAACATCATAATCCCGCTCAACAATTCCATGGACATATTCCAAATTCCCAATCTCCACAGCACTACGATATTTATAGATAAAACGGAACCAGATATTCAGGAAGTTGTCCTCTATAAGATACTTATTTGAGCGGCTTCCCTCTTTTGCTCCGAATGGACGAACCCGCTTGATTATATTATACTCTTTTTCCAGTCTATCTAAATACCCGCCTACAGGCATTTCTAAAACACTTTCAATCTCACCACGTTCCGTCCTTGAAGACGCTATCAGTGATAAAATAGAGAAGTAATTGCTATAATCCTTGCCGAATTCATCAATAAGCACATTTCTTCCCTCGTTTAAAAAATAGGACCCTTCCTTGAAAACAGCGTTAAGGATTGCTTCTTTAGTGAATGCACTTGCCTGTACTAATTGTTCAATGTATTTTGCCACTCCCCCGGTAACCATATAAAACGCCAACAGGTCTTCGGGTGTGTAGTTTGAATTATAATCTCCCAGTATCTCTTTAATTGTCTTGATCTCAAAAGGCTTGATAATCATTCGGGATATTGCCCTGCCAAAGAGAGGCTCTTTTGAATTCTCAAAGATTCTTTTCATCATTGAATAGATTGAACCGCAAAGAATAAGGTTTATACGGCTCTGCTCTTTGTTAGAATCCCAAATGTTCTGCATCTCGCTGAAAACAGAGTTGTTAAGACTGTTAAACTCCTGAAATTCATCAATAATCAATGTAAAATTACGTTCTTTGGACAATAACATCAATGATTTGAACAACTCTGCAAAAGTAGAGAACCGTCCCAATGATACGGACAATTTATCTTCAATCTCCCGGGTAAACTCCTCACAAAGCAGCACTTCATTCTTCTTGGCTACGAAGAAGTAGAGAACGGGAGTTTTTTCAAACGCTCGCTTCAGCAGTGTCGTTTTTCCTACACGCCTACGTCCGACCATTACGGTCATCTGGGCAATCTCGGCTGAAATAGCCTCTATCTCTCTTAAAGTAGCAATCTCTTTTTGTCTATTATAAAATTTCATACGCTTTTATTCTATTTATCGCAATGACGGTTACAGCAATGGCCATTGCGATAATGCAAAGATAATCAAAATTCAGTTATAACCAAATAGTTATCCCGCTGAATTCAATATAATAGAAAAACCTTCATTAACCATATATTCTCTTATAAGGCTATTCTTACAGTAAAAGAAGGAGCATGGAGAACAAGAACAGTCAACGGATGATAAGCGAAGCCATCCGGAAAATAGCTTTGGGCCGCAGTATAGATCGTGTGAATATGGCAAGCTGTGGTACAGCAGGCGTGGGAACCGCACGCATGATTCACGGGTATGTCGCAAAAATAAATAATGATGATGACGAGTACCTTGGCACTATTGATGTGGGCGAGTTTCCCGATGAGACTGCCAGTTCGGAACCCATCATTCACCGGGGTGTACTTCTTTCCGGCTTGCAAGATAACTCCGGCGGTTTTTTGATTATCCCTACACTCTTTTCCGATGTGACCATTGTCACGGATGCGGCGACCACACACAGCTATGTCCTGAATTTCTCACATGCGGACTTTATACAGATACTCTCGCACAAGGAAAGCATGATCGGCGTAAGTGAAGTCGAAGAGCTTGACCCGGAAGATAACGATTCGCCCGACTATGACAAGCTTGAAAAAACCGGAAACGAAACTTCTACCCGTTACACTCCTAAAGATATCAGGACGGTAGTTAAGAACAGTGATGACAAGCAGGCGGAGATAACTGTCATGCCCGAATCCATCACTCAGAAAGTTGATAAGTCGGCGATCACTCAGACCGCTGATAAGCTAAAACAGGATGTGAACGGTACATCGGTGACCGTAGCGGACAAAAAAGTGACCATTGGTGAAGAGAGTGCCACCGAGCCGCTTGTGTTAGGAAACCAGTTGGCACAACTTATGCTGGAGTTCCTGACGGAGTGTTCCAAAATCACCACTACCACCCTGCTGGGTACTATGCCCGCTTTGAATATTCCCAATTTTGCCAGTTTGACATCGAAGATACAGAACTTTTTATCACAAACAGCTTATACTAAATGATTGAACTCCTTCCCGATATAGAAACACTGGATAAGGATAGCCTTTGCTATTCCATTTATTCACAGCTTTACCATAATTTCTTTAATGCACAGGACATCGGTACGGTAACCGAAGGCGACCAGACATCCATCCGCCTGCACAATACCGCCTACAACTTTGCCAGTGCCATCGCTTCGGGGGTAACTGGGGAAGGTGGCGGTGAAGTCCTTCTGGACTATTTGAAAAAGACCGGTGGCGACATGACGGGAATACTTCGTGCCAATAATGGATTTGAAGCAGGTATTGGCAACAGCAAGGTACTGCATGTCTATAATGAAGGAAATATAACCGGTATTCAGGTGTCCGGAGAGCTACGTGTTGGTGGAAGTAGCTTTTATTTAGGTGATAAGCAGGTGTTTCGCTATAACAGAGTGAATGACTGGGTGACAATCGACGGGACAAGTATCGACATGGGTAGTGCTACAGTTTACTCCCGGGGAAAGTTCATCGTCGGGGAAAGTGAAGAAAACGGGGTTTCTATTTCAACAGCCGCGGTATTGGTAAAAGGTAATCCGGTCTATCATCATGGAAACGCAAACTTGACTACCGTGGACTGGAAGATGCGGAATGGTTATGTGTCGGGGGATTTGGAAGTGACAGGCATTACAACGATGTCAGGCAGGTTCATTGCGGAACATGGGGTTTCTTTGGGGGATGGTGGAAAAAGTCTTCTATCCATAAATCGGGATAACATTGATATTAACGGGTTTCTTTCATTCAATGCCGGGTATGGAGTACGGATAGACGGTATTCCGGTATTTGTGCGGTCGAATGAAAAAAATATTCAGATCGGGGCGGTCGGTGGCGATTTACTTTTGGGAAGTGAACAAACGAATAAAACCCGGCTGTTGGTTGGGATTGCCGATGTGGACGGGGATAATCTGTTAATCACTAAATATGGCGGGGCTTACTTCCCGGATTCTCTGACCGTAAGGCACAACTACGGAGATACATTGCTCTCCAGTTACCGGGTGGATAGTTCCGATGAGGGAATGATTATTCATCAGAAATTACGGTTCGGCAATCGGTATGGGGCTTATCTATCCGGGAATGAAGACGGGATTGTGTTTTCTTCCCGTGTGGAGCATGTAACGCCTGACCCGCCACTACGGGAATTCGTTGCTTATCATACCCGGTTCGGCTATGGGGCTTCGGGAAGCGTTTATAAACCTCTCAATCAATTCTCGGATACTTTATATATAAGCACGGATGCAGATTTTGTATGTTATGAAAAACCGGTTGAAGCTAAAGGGCATGTGGGTATTGACGGGTCATTCACCCGAATGGCTGACGGCAAGCTATTCTTTACTAACGAGATTTATTTATCATCATCCGCTGACGGGATAAAACACTATGGAAACGCTTATTTTCTGGGGAATATCAGTTCGGAACGCTTTTCTTCTGGGATGGCTGGTAGCGGCTGGGGCATTTTCCATAATCAAACAACCGGGAATGTCACTGCTACTTTTGACGAGGTAACTATCCGCAAAAAAATGCGGGCATACGAATTAGAAGTACAGAAGAGTGCGGCAACTAACGGTTCGTTGTGGGTAAGCGATGCCTGCCAGGGTGACACTGTACTAAAACTATAAATAATCTGATTCATGTCTAAATTCAATTATCCAAGTTTTAAGATTTTAATAGACCCGCAATCGAAAAAGACGCAGGGGCTTCGTGTAGGGGATGTTGTCCGACGGCAGTACTTCGACCACCCAAACCTGATTTACTCCCTGATGGTGGTGACGGAAACAGGTGTCGATGTTATCGGTCAAGGCGAGTCGGCTTATTTTATCGGGGCTCTGATCGAAGGAAATGAACCCAAAAGCGGAGAACTGTTGGATTTTGTCCGAATAACCAATCTGTTTGATACTGACCGGAGCGGGGCACTCTATCTGACCGCTTCGGATTCGGAAGCCCCATACATGGATGTAATTGACGGAATGGCTGTTGAGAAGTCCCTATGTTATCCGTATATGGGAGGTGGAGAGACTGATGTACCTGATATGAATAAATATGCCTGTATCGGGGCAGAATGTTTACACACGCGTTACCAATCCTCCTCAGAGGAAGCCAGTCGGATATTCAGGATTACTCGGAACCAGGCAAATGCAGGAAACAAGGTATTGGGGATTAAACAGTCTTTTGAACAATGCCCAGAGCATCCTGCACGGCTTCTTATCTCCTATAAGATACGGGCATCTAAAACGATGACGGATATTCCACTCAGTTTCGGTTATACAGATGGAACTGAAATGGATGGGAATGACCGGATTGATATTGATACGGAATGGCAATATAGATTGTCTTTGATTTCCGTTGATTATCCTGTACGCTATCAGCGCAGTTTCCTGCTTGATTTGACAGCCTTGTTAACAAATGAAGGTGACTGGTGTGAGATAGCCGACCTGAATATCATCCGGCAATCGGACATATCCACATTTGCGGGAACGACCAAAGCACGTGTCGGTAAAATAAAAGGTGTTGTGGACCCGGTGTTTGGTGTGTTGGAAGGATATGGAGCTTACTTTCAGAACTTGTATGCAACCCGAAATGTGAACATTGCAGGAACGCTTACAGCCGGGGATGAAAACGGTTTTAGTTCAACTTTTTACGTTGGTAAAATTCATAAGAATGTCATTCTCAATAGTATTTCATGTGAGTTCTCAGATAGCCGGGTTGTTCCGGAATTTACTCCTGTAGGCATAGGTGATGTTCGCCAGATCATTAGCGATACACAGTTGAAAGTGCAGTCTGGTGAGTGGCGTGGTTCCCATACGGATAAAAAGTATTGCTTCTCCATCTGGATAAAAGGAACAACCGGGAATGTTTCAGTCTATCAGGACAAGCATTTCATTCAGGATATACAGGTCGATAGTGAAAATGAATGGAAACGATACCGGGTGGCATTTACAGTTAAACCCTCCTCACAATCGGAATTATCTGTCTGGTTTAAGAATCTGCCCGGTGACCTTTTTGTATCTGCGCCCCAACTGGAAGCGGGTACTACTCCTTCGCAATATCAACCGACCGACGGCACGCTTGCTTATACGGAAGATTATGGGGCATGGTTTAACAAAGGTGGCATAGGCGGAACCATTCAGAATCCCTTGTTGAAACTGAATGAGAACGGTTCCATCAGTTCCAGAGACCGGTCTTTCGTGATTAATCCGGACGGAACCGGACATTTTGCATCCGGACGTTTCACATGGACGAAAGATACGATCACCCTTCAGGATGTAACTATACGGTGGGAAGACCTTTCTGAAGAAGCGCAGGAGAACCTGTCACCTGTGAGGCTTGATATTGTGAGCCGTAGCGGATTGGTGGTTAAGAATAATAATAACGATGTGGATGCTACAGCTGTTCTTTATCGGAGTGGGAAGGAACTGGATAGTGACGGAACTCAATACACTTATACTTGGAAATTGTGGAATGCTTCGGGAACGGCGGTTATAAGGACTTATACAGGCAAGTCGATTGTAGTATTAAAGACGGATGTAACCGGTAAGGGGGCTTTAACCTGTGAGGTTTCGACCTAAAAACACCAATATAATATATTTATTATTTTTTGGATTAACATTTTATAACCGTCCTTTGAGGTAAAAAAAAATCATTATTATGATGTGACCTGAAGTTTTTTATTGTATATTTAGAAATTGTTTAATCTTTAAATCCAAGCAGTATGAAAAAACTCGTATCCTTTTTAGTTATTTTACTATGTGTTGCAGGTTTTAGTGCCTGTTCAGAAGATGAGTGGGGTGATAATATGGACGTTCCATCTATATCCCCAGTTGCTAATGTGAAAGAGTTAAAAGCTGATGTTCAAGTTGAAGCAAACTCCATTAATGCAAAGATACTTTCAAACTTTAATTCAAGTACACGAAGTACAACAGAACCTGTATATCCTGAGTATTATGGCGGTTCTTACATAACTCCTAATGGAGAATTAATTATATTTATAAAGGGAGATGTAAATACTGGCCGCCAAAAAATATCAGCAATATCAAATGATAATAAGATAATATACCAATCCTGTAACTATTCATACCAAGAACTAAAAGATATAATAAAATCTGTTAGTAATTATCTTGGAACTAATAATTTGATTGTGCAGAAAAACGTAACAGGAGCAGCACTTATTGATGGAGAAAATAAAGTAGAAGTATATTTAAAAAAATGTGATGAACAAGCCATTGCAGATTTTAAGAGAGATGTTATAGACCATCCTGCTATTTCATTCCTTCGATCAGAAGAAGGGCATATTGAGAACGCCACTTTATATCCAGGTGGAATGGCTGCTATAAATACGACATCAACAAGTTACGGCTCCTACGGATTCAGAGCTGTTGAAAAGTCAGGGAGTAAACGTAAGGGTATGGTCACTGCCGGGCATGTTGTTGCGACTGGAAGTAAAATTTATAACGCCGGATCGGAAGTTGGAGTTTGTTCCATCTCAAAACAAGGCGGCTCTGCTGATGCAGCTTTTGTTCCGACAAATAGTTCTTTTGAACTGAGTAATTATATTGTAGGTACACTTAATGAATTATCAACGGAAACCCGTTTGCCAGGAGCCGGTACGTACGTGAATTTAAAAGGAGCCAGGTCTGGGGCGCAAGGTTCAACTATTATAAGTACAAGTGCTGTAGAATCATTTAATGGTTATAATTATACTAATCTTACAACCGTAAACTATGTTAGTGATAAGGGAGATAGTGGAGGTATTGTATATACATATATAAGCGCAGAAGAAAAAAGGTATACAGTCGGAATACATTTAGGAAAAGCAAATGGAGTAAAATACTTTTCTAAAGCTGATTACGTACTATCTACATTAAATGTTTCTCGATATTAAAACAGAATGGATCTGGCTAATAAATTTAGTCAGATCCTTTTATTAGAACACTATAATTATAGACATCTTATGAAACTTATACTATCAGTAATACTTTGTATGCTATTGTCAGGTTGCCAGAATAATAAAAAAAAGACTGATATTATGTCGTACCCTAATGATACAACAGCAAGAAAAGAACAACAGATACAGCAAAAAAAGGAAGAGGTTACAATGATAACCCTTCGTGATGAATATCATTTTCCTCTTTCAAAAATAGAAGTACGCATCACTAATCATTCTAACATAGATATTCTGACAGGAGTTGATTATTATATTGAATATTTTACCGAGAATGAATGGATAAGACTCCCTTTGCACTATGCTTTTGTCGAAATAGCCATAATAGTACTTCCCGATAGCAGTGAGGATTATACCATTGATTTACAAGCAAACAAGTATGATTACAAAAAAGGATTATATAGGGTTGTAAAGGAGGTTAAAGCGGGCAATAAGGAAATGTTCTTAAAGGCTCAATTTAAAATATCTTAATCATTAGTATATAGCCATAGAAATAATAACTGAAAAATAATTCACTTTAGGGGAACATTGGGGTTCTTGAAATCTGTAAAAGAACCACTTACCATTTAACCCTAAACGGGAGTAGCTGTTTTACCCTATTCTTTAGAGAAAGAAAACACTATTCATGGGAAAACAACTTATAGCTACCGGGCAAGCGGCTGTCATTGCTCAAAAAGACTCCTATACCATTAACCAATCAGTCAGCGAATATGTATTTACGGCACAGAGTAACGGAATAATCTCTGCTGCCGTATCATTTTCATCCATCCTAAAGGTTACGCTCGGCGATCTGAATATTACGGACTTTACTATTGGTGCTATTACAAAACCGTCCGGATTTTCAGCGATTACCGTAAACAACACAAACAAGACGGTTACTTATTCGATTGCTGCGGGTACAACCACTTTGGCTGACAGTGGATTGATTGCCATTCCTGTTATCATTGGCGGAGTGAGTTATCAGGTTTCATTTAGCTGGTCGAAAGCTAAAGCCGGAGCAACCGGTCCGGCAGGAAGTCCCGGTACGGACGCCAATATGCTTGATTGGGTACAGGACTGGAACAGCAACAAGACTATAATCGGGAGCAGTAGCGTAATTACGCCTAAAGTCTTTGCGGGTACAAAAAACGCTAACGGAACCATTACGGGAACGGCCATCGGGCGTTTTAGCCTGAGCACTCTGAATGCTTCGGGGAGCGTGACGACGGAACTCATTGACGGTGTGTACGGGTTTAAGGACGGTAACAGGACATTCGCTCTGGATAACACTGGGAATGTTCAGTTAGGACAAGGTAACCAGTACATTAAGTATAATGCTGTTACCGGACGTGTTGAATTCGGGTCGGATGTATCACTCGCCTGGATTGGCGCTACCTTTATCGACAGAAACGGAATTTTCACCGGAACTTTGTCTGCCGGTACGGTAAATGCCCTTCAGTTAAATGCTTCCCAAATCGTGGCGGGTACAATCAATGCCTCACGGATTGATGTAGCGTCTTTAAAGTCTTCCCTTATCACAGCCGGGAATATAGGGGCATTGACATTGAATGTTGTCAGGGGGAAAATAGGTGGATGGTCTATTGATTCGGATTCGATATACCGGGGTACGAAAAATAATACTTCCGGAGCCTATACTGCTGCATCCGGGGCAGTTTGTATCGGTTCAAATGGCATCCGGGGCTTTAAATGGCGGCTGGATGCGACAGGCGCGGGTGCCGTAGCCGGTGGCAACATCAGTTGGGACGCGGCGGGAAACGTCACGTTCGGCGCTTCGGTTGTTTTAAACTGGACCACACCCATTAGCAACATCACTACGGCACTCGGCGGCACCTCATTCCCTAAACTGACTAAAATTTCTTCTATGGGCATATACACGGGCACACTGACTGCCGCACAGGTGAATGCGGTAGCCATCAATGCCGGAAGCATCACAGCCGGGACACTGAGCGCGGACAGAATAGCAGCCGGTTCCTTAAACGGAAATAAGATTACAGCCCGTACCATTACCGCAGACCGAATCGTGACTGGAGCTATTACAGCTAACGAAATAGCGGCAAATACCATTACGGCAGTAAAGATTGCATCACGTACCATTACCGCAGACCGCATTGTTGCAGGAGCTATTACAGTTAACGAAATAGCAGCTAACACCATTACAGCAGCAAAGATTGCAGTCCGTACCATTACAGCCGACAGGATAGTTGCGGGAGCCATTACAGCCGGTGAAATTAATGTGGGCAGTGTTAGAGCCAGCGTTTTAACGGCTGATGCGGTAAACGCCCTCACATGTAATTTTGTCAGAGGTAGAATCGGGGGATTTACAATTGCCGGGGATAATATGAGCGTCGGGTCTATTGGAGCGGCAGGAGCTACGCCCTTACAGATACGCTCAGTCGCTACCGGTAGCGGGTATTGGTATGAGGGTTCATATAAACCATTCGGAATTTCCTTGCTTTGGCATCAAAGCAATAATGCCGGTCATATTGTATTCGGACAGATTGCTGCCACTGGCAACACGGTAAAAACAGGGTTTGTAGGTATTCAGATGCTGGCGTGGGATAATACTGAATACTTTTGTCTTTCGGCAAATTACACTAAGTCAGGGAGTAAGGAAGTATATAACAGAATTGCAGGATGGGGGTTTGACAATACACGTATCTGGAAAAATAATGTATCTTTAGGGTCAGATGGGGCAATATATAATGGGGAAAGATGGAGACTAAATAATGACGGTTCAGGTAAAATAGCGAATGGAAACATATCCTGGAATGCAGCAGGAACAGTTACTTTTTCTTCATCCGTCACATTAAACTGGACAAATGCGGCTACCAATGCACTAAACTCTGCCAAGACGTATGCTGATACGAAAAAAAACGAAGCTATCAATGCGGCCAGCAGCGATGCGACAGCGAAAACCAATGCAGCAAAAGAACTGGCATCGGCAATGGCATTCGGCAGAATGCTTTACCGCGACCCGACATTCTGGAACGGAAATAATAGTATAAGTGTATATAATAATTTAGGGAATGGGACCGTTACGATTACCCGCACAGCAGATAGCAATGCTCCCAATGACAGTAAGCAAGTTTTAAAGATACAAACATCAGGTGCTTCTTCCCCTGCCAACGGGGGCTTTTGCTTTGGAAACGCTTGCAGTTACCGAAAGATTTTTATCTGCCGCATTATAGCTAAAATTCCTCCCGGGCGAAATATCGTTTGGGCTTCCAACAGTATTGGAACAGATGGCAGTAGTAAATGGCTAACGCCGACTCTGGGCACTGGCGATTGGTGCGAATATATTTATAAAGTTATTTGCGGAACTGATAATTTCTCTTCTACAAATTACTTTTATTTAGATGGACCACAAGGAACAGCATCTACCCCAGTAATATGGTATGTTGCTTACGCCACTGTGTTCGATGTAACCAGTACAGAGAAATATACTACTACCATAGATGGAAATGGAATTTATACTGCCTCATTGAATGCCAACCAAATCACAGCAGGTACAATCAATGCAGATAGAATTGCTGCCGGAAGCCTGCATGGGAATAAAATCATCGCACGAACCATCACCGCAGCCCAAATTGCCACCGGGACGATTACTGCCAATGAAATTAATGTAGGCAGTATTCAGGCAAGTGTCGTTACTGCCGGTGCGGTGAATGGACTGACCTGTACCTTCAACAAAGGTCAGATCGGGGGTTTTACGATTAACGGGACTGCCATATATAGTGTAAATGTTACGCCCGGGCATAACATAGGAATACAAAGCAATGGTTATATATATAACTGTAACAGTAGTAATACTGCTATTAATTACTGGGCACTTAATACGGATGGTAGCGCAATTTTCGGCACCGGTAAGATTAAATTCGGTGCCAGTGGCGACGGCTGGCTGGCCAACAAGAACATTAGTTGGGATACAAGCGGAAATGTGACGATGACAGGAACAATCACAGCCACGGCCGGGAAAATAGGCAACTTCAATATCACAGGCGGGAAGCTGGTGAACAGCACTACAACAGCATCCATTGAATTTTCCGGATTAAGCGGCAGCAGCCTGTATCTGAATACGACAGGCAGCCTTATCTCCATTCGTTCAGATGTGAATAAAACCGGTATTTCCATACAGACTTATTCATCAGGAGCACGGGGAATTTATATTGTAGCAAATGCCGGTTCGACATATTCTATAGAAGCATACGGCCCGATGCAGTTGGGACAACGAAGCGGAGAAAGATGGTGCGTGCCCGGTGTATTGTATGTGGGCTGTAAGTATTCAGTGGGACACAATAATTACTATCGTAAGATTTGGGGAGACGGCATGACGGTTTCTTCCTTTTCACATATCGGCGACGGTAAATACAGAGTTTATCATTATTTGGGGCACACGGACTATACTGTAATTGGAATGCTGTGGTCCAGTACAATCTATTATGGTTACTTCCGTTTGCTGGAAAGAACGACCACTTATTTTGTCATCCAGAATATAGGTTCCAGCGGTAAAGCGGACCAAGCAGCTTTTGATTTCATAGTGATGGGGCGTAACAAGTGGTAAAACCACCTGTTTTGTTTCCGCTTTTCCTATTCATTATCATATAACCCCATAAAATTATGATGCAATTAACCAGTGTGACAGTAATTAAAAACTTAACGGCAAAAACAGAAAATGGCAATTATCAGATTGAGCACCATGTTATTTCCGGTAATCTGCAAAAAGTCTTAGTAACGGTCTTCCGGACTGACGGAGAAGAATTCATAGGTAGTATTAATCTGGAAAACGGAACGATTTCATGCAGCTTTCCTACAGAAGTCAAATTAACCCCGTACTTTGAGGACTTTGACAATTTTGTGACCGAAATCAAAGCAGAAGCGGAAAACACGCCGAAACAGTAAACATTCCCGGCTTTTGCCTTCTATTCTTTGATGAACATAAAAATGAATGACAATGGATTTACAAATTAAAGACCGGCTCTACATTCCGACCTTTCTACCTCAAAAGGGTAACTTCAAACAGTTCAACCTGAAAAAGGAAATTCTCCGTAAAATAGAGATTTCTGAAAACGAACGTCAGGAAGTTGGACTTACCGAAAATGAGGAAACCAAACGCATTGAATGGGACGTAACCAAGGACACTCCGTTGAATGTCGAGTTTAGTGCGGACGAACTTGCCTATCTGAAAGAATCGTGCGAGAAGCTGTCCGACGAGGAGCTCCAGGACGACATGTGGCAGTGCATTGAAAAAATCTACAACGCTATCAATGACTGAAAAGCCACCAAACAATTGAGTTTGTTACACTCTAATCTTTAATAGAGTGAATAAGCCCCGGTCACTCTCCACGAAAGAGTACCGGGGCTTTTTATTAACTGCTAATTTCATTGTTATGCCAAGACAAGACATTGCCGTTGACCCGGTGTACGGAGAATTGCATACGACCGATAACCTGACGAACAAGACCATTTATGACTTTACGCTACTTGAGAGCGTTGCCGGTGCAGACAATGACCTCTACCAATATGCGGAGGTTGTTGTGCCGCCGGGATTCGGGGTGAGATATAAGGACACAAGCGGAATCCGTGTATATATTCCATATATACCGGAATTCAAGGAATTGCAGATCCGTTTCCGAGAAGATAACGCAAACGGAGAAGTGGAGTATATGATAAACAGAACCGATAACCGGATATGGTTCCCCGTTTTCCGGGAAGATGAGCAAGGGGAAAAAATGAACATCCGTTTGTCCGAATTCCGAGTACTGAATGAAAACTGCTATTTCAACCTGATAATCAGAGATGGGTATTTAGCCCTGTTCAGCGGAAATGAGTCGGATATGCAGATAAAAGCTGCCATGCGACAAAATGAGGTGTTTCTACTGAAAGCTTCCGCAGGCAACCTATACCAGTACCCCAGTAGCGGGGTGGGCTTAATAGACTTTTTACACGGAAACTTTGAAAATACCGGGCTGGCAGCAAAGTTGCAAAGCGAATTTGAAGGTGACAAAATGATTATTAACAACGCCTATATGGATTCTATGACCGGGGAACTCTATTTAGACGCAATAGAAAAAGAGAATGGGTAAATATATAGTGTGTGAAGGGCAAAACCTATTTGATGTAGCCCTTCATATCCATGGTTCGATAGAAGGCATTGTGGATTTGCTGATATGTAATTCGACCCTCTCTCTGCAGGGTGAATTGAAAAGCGGCGACGAGTTAACCTATACGGATGATTTTGTGATCAATACAGATGCAGTAGCTTACTACAGGATGTATGGCATTAAGCCCGCTAACGGTGAACGGACCGTGTATTATAAATCCTCCGAATATCCTAAGTTAGTTGAAGTTTATCTGGAAACCAGCCGGACCTCCACCTGTTTTGAGATTTGCGGTGGCGGAACGCTGGAAATAGACTGGGGAGATAACAGCAGAATAGAGACACTGACTTTGGGAAACGACCTGAAACAAGTATCCCATGCTTTTGACAATTCGCTTTCCGGCAAGCGGAAAATCACCCTTTATGGTGATGTGTCGGCGAAGCAGATAAATCTTAGTGGAATGTCCGCTTCTGCCATTTACCTGCTTCGCCCGTTACCGGTTGAAAAATTTATCTTGCAACGCGGGGATATGGCGATTGACTTTCTCGGTCTTTTACAAGATACCTATGAAATGGATTTAACCCGCCTGGCAACCGATAATTTAGTTCCGTTGCTTTATAACAAAGGGCTTATGAAACTTGATTTATCCGGAGCAACAATCAGACAACAAACGCTTGACGAGTATCTGATTAACCTGGTACGTCACTATTACGGCCGGCGAAGTTGTCACGTTTACCTGACTACCCTTCCCACCGGTATCTATCAGGAACCTCGGCGAGACGATAACCTTAACTATATCCTCAGTACCGGCATGGAAGCTATCTGGATATTGACTCATGAGCCGGCTTGGAATGAAGCGGGATACTGGAAATTCGTTATTAATGACCAAACTTACACTTTTGAGCCCAATGAGCAGAACGATTAAAGACATATATAATGAAGCCGTTAAAGAGCGGAACAAGCGATTGGAACTGACTGAATTTTCAAATGATTCCAAGCTGTCCATTATGAACGGGATTACCTGGGCATTTGCCGCCGTGATTTACAGCTTTGAGACTTTGCTGGATGTGTTTACGCTGGATATCTCCAGCGCTATTAATAGCCGGGTAAACGGAACACCGCTTTTTTATGTGAATGCCTTGTTGCAATATCAAAAAGGCGACGAACTGACCGTGCGTGAAGACGGGCTGGCTTTCGGATATTCCGAAATTGACGAAACGAAACGCATCATTTCACAGGTATCGTATTCGGAAAGCAGCAGTGATGTAAACCTTGACAATAAGCTGATTTTGAAAGTGGCGCAGGGTGAAAAGGGACATTTATCTCCCGTGGCGGGGGATGATCTAGTATTAATCACCTCCTACCTGAATAAGATCAAATTTGCTGGAACACGTATCGAGGTTACCAGTTCGGAAGGCGATATTTTAATCCCCAGGTTGTCCGTGTATTACGACGGAGCTATCAGGGAAACTGAAATATATGACCTGATTGAAGAAAAACTGAACGACTACATGATGAACATAGACTTTGACTCCAGCATCTATGTTTCTAAAATCATTGAAGCGATTAAAAATGCCGAACATGTGACTGATGTCCATATAGATGAAGCGACCAACCCGGAACAAGGGGTGTTCTTTGCCAGCTATGACACGGACGGAAACCTTATGCCTCCCCAAAAAATAGGAAGGATGACACACACGATTTCCGGCTATTTGAAAGAGTCATCCAAAGAAGGACAAGAGAAAGACATACCGGGATTCCGTGAAGCCATCAAACTAATTGTAGAATGAGATATAAATTACCCACCGACCGATTGATAAACCAACTGGTCCCGCACTTTTTAAGCGGAAGAAAGTATATTCTTTTCCTGCAAAGCCTTGTCTATCCTTTGCAAAGGCTCAACGAATGGTTTGTGACCTTTGCGAAAGAAAAACATATCGAGGCCCGTATGACAAGCCAAGTGATGTGGTTTGAATGGTATCTGAATTATAAATTCAGAAAATATCTTGCCGATAGTCGGGACGGAATATACATTAAAGAAAGTTCTCCCATGGGTGTTGACATTTACCATGAGGGAGCCCGCAACGCCCGTCCTTTTACTGTATGGTTTGACAATGAACTGGTGGCAACCGTCAATCCGGAAGAAAAACCCAGAGAGTTTTACTTTCTGGCAGAAGAAAAGGCTATTAATAAAGTAAGCTTTATGGTATGCGTACCACCCATTACCATAGATACCGGAGAGTTTGTCTATATGCTCTCCCATGTGGTGAACACCTATAAGATAGCCGGAAAAACTTACCTGGTCAAAATAGACAGCCAGGAAATAGAGCCTAATACTAACACAAATATATATTAACCGTGAAAGAATTCGTAGCAGAGACAGGCGGACGCTATACATACGCCGATGACATCTTGAACTTGCAGGAACTGGCACTGAGCATGACAGCCATATTTACGGATTGTGCCAACTTTATCATTTCGGGATGCGAGGTGTCCGGCAGTGAGATCGCTCCGGGATATGTATGGATAAACAAAAGAGTGAGGTATTTTTCAGGTTGCAGAAATGCAACATGGCCGTACTATATTTATGAACAGAACAGCAATGAAACGGTAACCTATGCCAATGAGGTCAATAAGAGAGGCCGGAGCCTCTATCTGAGTGCAGGTGGTAACACCGTTCCGGACGTTGCCGACCCCATTACCGGTCACTTGCCGCAATTTATAGAAATGACTTCCGGTTACAGTCCCCGTTTTATAGACAAATTTTTCGGTAGGTATGCCGTACTGGCAGACAGCCCGTTTGCCAAACAGACCATAAAGAAAGATTTAATATTAACCGGAAACTTTTCGGCTGACAAGAATGTAGAAAGCAAGACGGCTGTGTCGGTAGTCAATACTGAAAATGGGTACTCCCTGCGGAATATCGTAAAAGCAAACGGTGATGCAGCCGTCGGTGCTTATTTGAACGGGGTGCTGGTTAATGAGATCGTGATAGGAACGGATGGTTCTTTCACCTTTATCAAACAAGGGAAAGAACTGGCACGAGTTACTGAAAACGGGATTTCTTACACTTATGTCTCTGGTATCACCAGCAAGGCGGGAGCTGTCTATATTTCCGGTTCCTCGCTTACTAATTATGACGACCATACAGACAACGGTTCCATAAATATCAATACAACCGGGGTGGCAGGCGGTTCCACCAAGTTCCGTAACTTCAATGTGTATGACGGGAAACAGGCTGTTCATCCTTTGTTCCAGGTGAACGGAAAAGAAGGGACCCTATATGCGAACGGGAAACTGACTATCAGGAATACCGGCAGCGGAGTTGTGCTTACTAATACCGCCTACCTGAAAGACAATATGCTGCTGACCAATAATTATGCCTGGGCTGACAGTAAGGGAGAGATAATAGGCAGTATAGGGTATGACGATACGGAGTCATTCGATTTTTCAGTCCGTAACCTTCTGGGAAATATCGTACTTGCTGCGAAAGGGTATGTCAACATTACCGGAACCCTTAAAATCGGCGGGACGGACATCAGTAATATCTATGTCACCCAAACGGTTTTCACGGAAGAACTGAAAAAGAAAGTGACTATCGTAGCCGGAAAACAGTTATCCACGGAGGACTTTACTGCGGATTATAAGAAAAAGCTGGATGCAATAAGCGGGGGCAGCATCGAGTCTGCCGGTGACGGATTCGTGACCGCCAAAGACGTGGCGGCTGCATTAAAACAGAAACTGACCCTTTCGGAGAACCTGGGGGACCTTGCCAATAAGGGAACTGCCAGAAACAATCTTGATGTATATTCAAAGGGGGAAGCCAACGGACGTTTTTTGAGGGTATCGGAAAAACTGCTGGAGCTTGTCTCCCTTACCGCCGATGAGGTGAACGGCCTTACTGCGGAACAGGCGGCGGCACTTAAAGCGCAGAAACAGGAAGCGGTGCGGACGAATATCGATGCGGAGAAGAGAGGAACGGGCGAACTGAAATTGAATAAGGCTGGTAACCTGAATGACCTGGATGACAAGGTAGCCGCCCGGAAGAATATCAGTGTATATTCCACCACTGAGATAGACAAGCTGCTGGAAAAGAAACTGAATGCGGATGCTGCTTATGATGGTGTTTCGTTTACAGAAGAGATGAAGCAGAAGCTGGAAAATATCAAGGGGGGTAATTTTGCCTACCTAGATGCTGAAGGGGTATCCCATTCGCAAGTGGAGGGATTTGTAACTTCGGGACAGGTAGTGAAAGAGCTTAACAAGAAAGCCGGCCTGTTACTGGACGGATATGACGAGAGCCAAAAGAACACGATTGCAAACAATATCAATGTATATAGCAAAACCGCAGCAGACGGAAAATTCACTTCCGTAGAAAGCCTATTCCAAGATTACATCACTCACCTGGTAAAACAAGGAAAGAGCACGGCTGAAGCTCAAAAAACGCTCCGGGACAAACTGGATGTCTTATCAAAAAGCGATGTGAGCGGCACATACCTGCGTAAAGACGGAAAACTGTCGGATTTGTTGCTCCCCAATGCCGATGCCAGGAAACAGGCTTGCTACACACTGGGAGCAGCATACGCCCCAGAATATGAGCCCAAAGTAACGGATACGGGATGGATGCAGATGTCTAACAGCGGTTCGGGAACCGATACACGTAACTTGTTTATCCGGCAGATCGGGAACATTGTATGCATCCAGGGGACGATTAATACAGCGCGCAGGGACGGTTCGAATAATGGCGGTGTTGTTGCTGTTATTCCCAATAAGATTCCCGCTCCGAAATACGGGCTTCGGACTTCATTATGCGACTATAACGATAATCATAAACATAACAGAGGCTCTTCTTTCGTAATACCGGGAAATTCAAGAAATATCCATATCTATGAAAGCGGATGGTATAACATTACAACTAATATTAATTTTACCTATATGATATGACCATGAAAAAGCTAAATGTACAACGTGACCTTGACAGCAGGGCACGTATGGCAGAAACACCTATTCTGCCGGTTTTGCCTGAACCGATTGAAGAACTTGTAAACGCAAAAGCACATGCCGAAAGCCAAGAAAGTAAAGAATGTACGGATAACCAAAGCTCGCCCCTGGCGGAAGGGAAAAAGACGAAAGGAAGACGGACGGCCGCGGGGAACGTTCAAAAGATATAAGTTCGAAGAGACAAAACTGGGTTTCATGCTAAAGTATGAAACCCCTGTTGTTTATGGCATCCTGATGAATACGCTTATCAGGACTTCCAGCCAGGAACCTTCGACAGAACTGATCGAGGTGGTTTGCCGTGCCAGCCAGGATAGCTCTTTCAAGAAACCAAAGTTCCGGCGTTACTTAAAAGAATATGCCCGGTACGGGCTATATTGTCACAGACCCAAACGCATGACGCCGGAACGCGAGGTCTACTACGCACACATACGAAAGGTAAAAAAGGATAAATTCATATATAGGAACAGAGAGAAAATAGGACAAATAAAAAAAGCGTTATAATACTGTTTATCAGTGCTATAAAGTCCTTGTTGATAAAAAAACATAAAATCCTATTATATATTATTTCTTTTCCTAACCAAAGATGTTAATGCCGTGTTTTTTTGCTAAATTGTTAAGGATAATATTACTTATTAATTACCAATAAACTATGGCGTCATTAAAATTAATCTTAAACAAGGAAAGAGCGTATAAAGATGGTAAATATCCTTTAGTATTCCAGATTATACAACAAAGAAAGAGAAAAGTGGTTTATACCCAAATTTGTATTTTAGCCAATCAGTATGACGAGTCTAATGAGAAAGTGCGTTATGTTAAAGGAGCGGGTTTGACGAAACGCGATGTGAATGAGCTGAACGAGAAACTAAGCAAGAAACGGGCAGAATTACAAAATTTCCTGAAGGAACTGGCCAGAGATAAGCCCCAGTTCACTGCTGATGATTTCAGTCAGCGTTTTCACCAGCGGTATAAAAGCCGCTATCTTTTTGTCTATCTGAAGATGCAAATTGAAATGAAAGAAAAATTAGGCAAATATGGTACGGCAAATGCCTACCGCAGTACAATGTACTCCCTTATGCATTTCACACAGAATGAAAAATTGCTGTTATCTGAAATTGATGCGGACTTTTTGTATGAATATGAGCAGTTCTTACTGGGTAACGGAAACTCAATAAATACGGTAGCGTATTACTTTCGTAATTTTCATGCATTATATAACCGTGCAGAAGAAGCCAAACTGGAAGTGTCTCAGATAAATCCTTTTCTCAAGTATCGAATTAAGACAGAAAAAACAGTTAAACGCGCCCTTTCAAAAGAGAATATGAGGAAGATTGCCCAAGTGGATTTAAGCGATAACCGCAAAACAGATTTGGCAAGAGATGTGTTTATGTTCAGTTTTTTCACGCGAGGGATGGCAATTGTTGATATAATCCACCTAAAAAAGGAGCAGCTTAATAATACCCTACTTGAATATCGGCGGAAGAAAACCAATCAGCATCTTATAGTACAGATGACGGAAGCGATTCAATATTTTGTAGATAAATACCGGAATTCTCAAAGTGAATATGTATTCCCTTTCCTTGATCCGGAGAAAAAACAAACTATATACAGGCAATATCGACAAGCTTTAGGTGAGATAAATATACACTTAAAGGAAGTTGCTCGCAGAGTGGGACTCGGTATAGACCTTACTACTTACGTTGCGCGGCATAGTTGGGCTTCTATAGCTAAAGAAACGGGAGCTCCGATTTCTCAGATAAGCGACGGCCTTGGGCATACTTCAGAGAAAACGACACTTATTTATCTTAAAGAGCTTGATTTGAGCGTTTTAAGTAAATTAAACGAAGAGGTTTCGCGTTTATAA